TCACCCCCAGCCGACGTCCCCGGCGGTGGTGGGGGTCGGTGAGGGCCAAGCGGTCGGCGCCGGAGCGGGTGCTTGCTCCGCCTCGCTTATCGGGGCGGGGTGCCCCTCGTCGGCGGTCGCGGTGGCGGCCAGGCCGACGGTTCCGGTGATGCCGAGCAGGGCCGAGGCGACGATCAGGCCGAGGCGCTTGGTCATGGGCGCATCCCTCCAGTCGAAAACACGTTCGGTTCCCCGTAGCTGTACGTAGGCTCCCATGCCGACACGGTGACACCAAGCCCCACGCCGTACTGAAATCCGTACGTACGGATTTCCGTGTGGCATCAACCGGGGGAAAAATGAAGGAACTTGGGCGAAATGGCCTACCTCTACTCGCGGAAACAGCCGCAGAAACGTACCGCGCGGTCTCAGCCGGGGCCCCACCCGACGAGAACGAGGTCGCCGACCTAGTCGACCTCGGCCTCGTCGCAGCCGACCCGTACCACCCAGGCAGCTACATCGCCCACGACCCGCGAGCCGTCGCCCAGGCACTCATGACGGCCGCCCTCGCCGACCTCAGCGCCGCCGTAGACCGCATCGGCCAGATTCCCTCCGTCGAGGCGCTCGCCGCCGACTACGACCCGCATCGCTGGTACGGCGGCCCCGGCAGCGAGTACCTCGGCACACCCGGCCTGATGAACGCCAGGATCCTGCCGCTCACCGACGCGGCCACCGTCGAGGTCTACAGCTCACAGCCCGGAGAGCCGGCCGACCGCGACCCCGGCATCCTCCGCGCGGGCGCCGACCGCACCGCCGCCGCCTGCCGCCGAGGAGCCCGCGTTCGCTCCCTCTACAACGCACGAGCCCACGAGCACCCCCAGACCCGGGAGCACATCGACGGCCTGGTCCAGGCCGGCGTCGAGGTCCGGGCGAGCGGCGGCCCCTTCCCTCGCCTCGTCCTGCTCGACCGCGCGCACCTGTTCATCGACAACCTCGTCGTCGAGGGAGCCCAGGCCCACTCGGGCTGGCACGTCTCCGATCGGGCCGCAGTGATGTGGGCGCGCATGGTCTTCGAGCTGATGTGGGACCGTGCGGCCCCGTGGCAGGCCCTGGACCGGGCGACAGGGGGCGCGGTGACGACAGCCCGTCAGCGAGCCATCCTCCAGGAGCTGGAGGCCGGATACTCCCAGCAGCAGGCCGGCCGACGGCTCGCGCTCGCGGAAAGCACCGTCACCAAGGACCTCACCAGGCTCCGGGAGCAGCTCTCCGTCCGGACGATGTATCAGGTAATGGCCTGGTGGGGCCGCTCACCGGAACGCGACCTTCCGTAATTCGCACACGGTGTCACGACTCTGTGTGCACCCGCTCTACCCCCTGTAGATCGGGAGTCGCCGTGCGTAGAGTGCCCGGTGGGGAGACGGTGGGCACCCCCGGCCTCCGTCTGATGCCCTTCCCCAGACAGGCCCGGCCCGGATGCTCGGGAGGCTCCGGGCCGGAGAGCGCGCCCCCCTGCCGGTGAAATCGGCAGGGGGGCGTCGTGCTGCACACAGTAAACCGCCCCACCCCGCGCGAGGGGTGGGGCGGCGTACCCCGGCCAAATCTGGCCGAGGAGGTGCGGTCGATGTCGGACGCCCATCACAACCCGACCGCACACCTGCTCATGATCGTCGAATTTACCTGGCCAGGTAAAGACTTTCGATCATGATCGTCTGACGGTGGATCGGTGACGACCGACCCGCCCCCGGACTGGGTGCTGTCCCGCCGGCAGCAGATTGGTCGACGCCTTCGGGCTCTCCGTGAAGATCGCGGCTTGACGCAGATGCAACTAGCGGAGCGGACCGGGCTGGACCATAAAACTGTCCACCGCATCGAGTACGCGATGTCCGACCCCAGCCTCAGCATGCTGCTTCGCCTAGCGGCCGCCCTCGATGTAGAGCTCGCCGAGCTCGTTGCCTAGAGCGACGCCCCCGGCCACTGTCCGGCCGGGGGACGTCTACGCCTACGTTCTGCTCGGCTGAACGATCAGATGCGGATCGCGCAACCAAACCTGGTGGCTCGCGTTCGTCACGGTCAGGCCGAACTGGTCGGCGTCAGGTCGGCCGGCGGTCTCGTACTCTCGCCACGCCTGTTCGATCTCCTCCCAGAGGAAGCCGGGCCCGTACTGCCACACTTCCTCACCCGTGGCCGCCATGACGCCCGCTCCGTCTGCGCTGCTCACCCAGACTCGGGCGCCGTCGGCGGTCTCCCGGCCGGTGACTCTGACGCCGGGCAGCCGGGCCCCGGCGTACAGGGCGAACCCGAGGTCGAGGAGCCGGGCGGGGTCCAGGCCGACGGCGCGGGGTCGCCCCTTGCCCTCGATCTCGTGAGGGATCGGCCGGTGTGAGCGCATCGGCATGTACATAGCCGAGCCGCAGAACGGCCCGACCGCAGTCCCGTCGTCCTGAACGTGCAGCTGGACGACCGCGCCCGTCCAGAAGTCGCGGGCCAGCGGGGCGACGATGACCCCGCCGGGCCGAACCTGCTGGATCAGCGTGTTCGGGATACGCCGCAGAGCGCACGTGGCGATCAGCCGGTCCACCATGCCCATGCCGGGGAAGGCCTGCTCACCGTCCCCGACCCGCAGGTGCGGCCGGTACCCGGCCCCGGCGATGTGCTCGGCAGCCTGCTGCGCCACCTCGGGGTCCAGCTCAATGCTGTAGACCTGCTCGTCGCCGAGCCGCTCGCAGAGCAGCGCGGCCACATACCCCGTGCCGGTGCCAATCTCCAGAACTCGCTGCCCGTCCTCCAGGCCGAGGAGCCCAAGCATCCGGGCAACCATTGACGGCTGCGAGTTCGAGGAGGTTGCGATACCGGGCCCGCCCTCGGCCCCATCATCCAGTTGGGTCACGACCGGCTCGTCGCTGTTCACCAGGGCAAGCCAGCCATCTGCTCCGGCCACCGGCTCGCACCGGTCGGGAAGCTGGCGCCAAATCCTCGGCGGGATGAACTGGCTGCGGGGTACAGCGTCGAACACGTGCCGCCAACGCGAGTCAAGCAGTCCGCGATCGGCGAGCTCCTGAACGAGGGCCGGGTACGTGCCGGCCTCCTGCGCCGTGCTCACGACTGCGGGAAATACTTCTGCGGGCGGGTGCCGTCCGGCGAGGGAGCGGGTTGCGGGTCCGGCGTCCACGGCTTGTCCGACGGGGCACCGCCGTGCTTGCCGTCGTCAGCCTGCCGGGGTGCCTGGGTGTTCGTCATCGGTCTGCCCTTCGTCCGGAACCGCCGGAGTCGACGGTCGCGTGGTCCGCAGGAGCGTCGCTGCGCCGGGCCTTACGCCACGCCCTGCCGAGCTTGGAGGCGGTGGTGCACGCCTCCCCCGCTCGGCATCCAGCGCAGGTCCTGGTGTGGTCCAACCACACCCTGTATGCCGCGTCGCTCGGCGCGGTCTGTAAGGTCTCGGCGCTCATGCTCGCCCCCAACGGGATGGGATGGCGCGCCGATCGATCCTGGCGGGGGACCGGCGCGCCTGCTCACGAGGATCACGCTAAGTGCTCGCGCGATCACACTCCAGGGGCGAACCCCACCACTCTAAGGGGCAGTTCCTCGCCGAGGTAGGACGTAGCGCCCTACCTCACAGGGCCGGGTCGACCCCGAGCCGCGACGCGAGGCCGCGCAGCATGCGGTTCCTCCGGCGCTCGGCCTCAAGCATCTCCCGCACAGTCGCCGCGGCCCCGGCCTGGAACCGGATCCACTCCGGTTGGTCCTCTTCCACCGCCAGGAGCAAGTTCAGCGCACCCTCGCTGTCGCCGGTTTGGTACCTGGCCTGCGCGACGTCCACCCGGTACGACGCCGAGTGCACCGGTCGGCTGATGGTCGCGAGGTCCACTCCGGCCGACGCGGTCAACGCCACGTCCGGGCGCCCCGTGGCCCCGGCGAGAGCTATGTTCACCTGCTGGGTGCGGACGTCGGTCACGCTGAACGCGGTGCCGTAGGTCTTCACGGGGCCGGACTGCACGGCGGCGGACTCGGCCAGCGTCAGCAGCTGCATCGCTTCGTCGTGGTGATCGGCGCGGGCCGCAGGGGTTGCGGCCGCGATCAGAAGGTTGCCGTACACAGCAAGCTGATCGGCTGTCGCGCGCCGCCGTGGTGGCTCTAGCTGGTCAGCCTTCCGCTCGGCGATGTCGCGCGCCTGCTCCCATCGGCCCTGGCGCAGCAGCACCCACGACAGAGTGGAGACGCCCATGCCCTCCAGTAGCGGGTCGGACGCCCGCGCGGCGGCGGCGAGTTGCTTCTCGACGGCGGTGTACGCCCAGTCGGGGTGGCCAGCCTGGGTGGAGAGAGACGCGGCCAGCTGGTACGTGAGGGCGAGGTCCCGCCACACCCCCTCGGTGTCGTGCTGGCGCACGGTGGCGCGGCCGTCCCGCAGCAGCCCGGGAAGGATGGCGGCCAGCTCGGAATACCCACCGGCCCAGTACGTGTCCGTGGCGGCCTGCACCTGCCGCGCCCACTCAGCCGGGTTCGGCGGGTCCTCCAGGTCCTCGTAGCCCAGGACGCCGGGGAGTGAGCCGGGGTCCTGGATCGCGTCACGCATGGCCAAGAGGCCGCCGTCCGGGGTGAGTTCCTTGGTCACGGTGGGCTGTCCCACGAGGCGCTCAAGCTGGACGTCCAGCGCCCGGGCAAGGCTGCGCAGAGTGCCGATCCGGGCGGATTGGCGCCTGTTCTGCTCAAGCTTCCGGATGGTGTCAATGGACACCTTGGACTCGTCGGCAAGAGCTTCTTGGGTGATGTCACGGAATTCCCTGAGCGCCCGGATGCGGTCGCCAATGCTGCTGGTGTTCATGTGTGGACCCCCGCCAGAAGGTGTGGATCCACGGTACTCCGAAACGCACGAATCGCCCCCGCCGCCAGCCGAAGCCGGGGCGGGGGCGATTCAACGGGCGTCGCGGGCGGCTACCAACTCCGGGTCCATGGGGATGAGCGGCATCCCGGCCGCGGTCAGGCGGGCGTCCTGCTGGCTGATGTGGTCGAGCGCCAGGCCGAGCAGCCGGTCCGTACGATCCGCCCGCGTACGGGCTTCACGCTCGGCGTCCTCCAGCGCCCGGAGCCGACTGTGCAGTCCGGCCATCTGGTCCTGGAACCACCTGTACATCTCCGGGCTGACCGTCCATGTGCCTTCGGGCTGCACGGGCGCCGGCGCCATCCCCTCGGTCGGGATCTCCTGCACCGTCGTACGGGTCCGGCCCAGCCACGTCCCCCACACCGTGCCCAGCGTCGTGATCAGTACGGCCAGCAGGCCCAGCCAGCTACTCGGCTCCATGTCTCACCACCCTTGGAACGATCAATCGCGGGCGGGTCAGGTAGGCGACGATCGCGATGAGCACGGCGTGCGACCCCCAGGGCATCACCGCGCCCCACGCGGTGCCGGACGCCCCAGAAGCGCCGCCGAGCGCGTACGCCAGGCTCCACAGCAGCGGCGGGGCCATGCTCGCCGCGACCCCCGGCAGATCTCGCCCGGGGCGGGCCACCGCGTAGACGAGCGCGATTACACCGAAGCCGATCCACCCCCATCCCCAGACGGGCATCGGTGCCCAGCCGAGCAGGACGCTGATGCCGCGAACGGTGCCGTACCGGGGCTGCACGGTCAGGCTCGCCCCGTACGTCACCCAGGAGATGCCGGTGATGAGGAGGGTGAGGCCGCGCCAGCCCAGCCGCGCCCAGCACCAAGCCAGCGCGGCGCGCATCAGGGGCCCGTACGGGGGGTGTGCGGTGCCGCCCACCCGGCGATCGCGGCTGCGGCGGCCGGGACCAGGGCGAGGACGAACGGCTCCAGGGCGTCCGGCATGCCGGAGATCAGCGACGGGTCGTCCGTCACCGCGCCGAGGACCGCCAGGCCCGCGAGACTCGCCAGATATGTGACGATGCTGGAGGCCTTGACCTTCCTCTCGATCGGGTCTGTGGAACGTGCCATGGTGCAGTCCTTCCTAGACGTTCGGGACCTTCAGGCGGTCCCAGCTGGTCTTGCCGGGGATGCCGTCGGCGGCGGCCCCGCTGTATCCGCACTTCCGCTGCCAGGCGGCGTACGAATGACGGTCTGCCTCCGACCAGCGCGGGCCGGGGCCGACTGCGTATCGGCCGCACCCCTCCGCGACGAGCCGCTTGCCCATCGCTGTGATCACGGCGCTGGTCCGGCCGGCCTTGAAGAACGTGGTCCCGGGGAACGGCTCGTACGTCGGGTTCGGGGGCTTCGCGGCCGGAGGCTTCGTCGGCTCGGCCGACGGGCGCTCTTGGGCTGCGCCCAGCCGGGCGCTGATCCGGCCGCGCATCCAGTCCATTCCGAACCCGCGCGGATCGACCTTGCCCGGCTGCCACTCCAGGTGCCCGATCACCGACCGCGCGCCCCAGCCGTGCGCTCGGCACACGGCGGCCGCCGCGCGTTCGATCGCCAGCAGCTGGGCGTCCGGCCACGGGTCCTTGCCGTCGCCGAGGTTGACGCACTCGAACCCGTAGAAGTACCGGTTGCCGTCGGTGTTGGCCTCGTTGTCCGGCGGCAGCGCCTTCTCAACGATGACGGCCTGGAGGACGTCGGCGTCGCCCAGGCCCGCATGGTTCGTGCGCCCATGACCGACGAGGTGGACGGTTCCGTCCTTGGCGATCACGCCGTGGCAGAGAGGGCCAGGGAGGGCGGAGTGCCCGTTGTAGCAGAGCTCCACCGAGGCCGCGGTCCCAGCGCTCACGGTGTGATGGATCATCACGCCATGCGTCGGACCCCAGAGCCCCTTGTGATTCCGGTTGTTCGTACGCCAGCTCCGGTGCTCCACGATGGTGAGGCCTTCGTCGCGGAGGGCTTTGAGCAGCTTGTCGGCGGACAGAGGCGTCGCCATGTCAGCCCTCCTGCTGCTCGTGCCGGGCGATGGCCGCGAACTCGCGACCGCCGGCGCGCAGCCGCTCGTACCGATCGGGTTGACCGGTACGCGGAGGGTGAAAGGTGAAGCGGTGCGGGATGTTGAGGTCGTACGCCACGAGTGCCTCCAGGGCATGACGAGAGCCCCGGCCGAATCGGCGCGGGGCTCGAAGGTGAATGGCGAGATCAGACGGGTTCGTAGACGGTGACGGCGAGGCGGGAATACGCCAGGAACCCCCCAGCGCCTCCGGACCCGTTGATGACTCCCTCCATGTTGAAGACGTGGTTCCCGGCAGCCGCAAGGGTGCCCGGGCCCCAAAGCATCGCGACCGTATCCCTGTCCAGGGTGTCCATCGCGTGGATGGCCAGACCGCTGTCGGAGGACCCGTTCACGGTCAGCCTCCCCACCATCAAGTTTGTGGCGTGGACTGTGGTGACGTTGCAGTCGAATACCCCGGTTGCCGTCCAGATGGCCCCGGGCACCGTGGTCGCGATGGTGAGCGTGCACCCAGGGATCAAGGTGTAGGCCGTCGAGGCGGTCAGCGGGCCGGTAGCAGCGGCAGCGTAGGGCTTCGGTTGCATCCGATTGAGCTGCCCCGCCGTCACGATCTGACCTGCGAGCAATGGCACGGGTCTCCTCCCTACAGTGCGGCGCGCATCGGAATAGTCAGGGACAGCCGGGTGCCGGCAGGGTGCGCCTTGGAGGTGCCGGTGGTGGACCGGGCCACAGTGAACGTCTGCGGCGAGCTGCCACCGCTGATCGCGGTGACCGTCATCTCCTCGCCCCCGCACGTGATGGAGACCGGAAACTGGGCCGGGTGAGTGGCCGTTGTGATCCAGAGTGGTCCGGCCGTCACCGCCACGGACAGCGTCGTCGCGGTTGCCGTCACCCCGGCCGCCAGCTCCGATCCGTCCGTATCTGCCCGGCCCAGCACGGGGTCCTCCACAACCCCGACCCGGTACGGGCTCGCCGGAGTCCCGACGAGGGTGACCGTCCAGGCACGTGGTCGCGGCTCGTGCTGGATTTGCATGAGGTGCAGATCAGTCGTCGGCTGGCCGACCCAGAGCGGTAGCCCGGTGAGGCGGACGAGGTCGCCGATCCGGAGCTTGAGCACTGCGGGGATCAGTTCCGGGTGCTTGTGCAAGTTGATCTTGACGCTTGGATACCGGGCCTCATCGACCGTGCCGAGGTGCGCGAGCCACTCGGCCATCGGCTGCGCCTGGGTGTCGTCCGCCAAGTTGAGTTCAAGAGCCTCGTCGTAGATGCCGACGCCGCCTTGCTCGGAGGGCAGGACGGACAGCGGCCCTTCCTCGACGACGGATCGCCCTGACCCGCCACCGCGCCGTGTCACCGTCAGGTCGTTCCGTACGGTCTGGTCGTCCTCGACCGGCTCCAGCGAGGGTGCGATCGATCCGTACGGCAGGACGAGTGCCGGCGTCTGGCTGTACAGCGATACCCGGGTCCGGAAGACGAGGCCCAAGGCTCCGGGCATCTCCATGAGGATGCCACCATCGGCCTCAGCGCACTCGTGCAGCAGCTCCACGAGGGTCTGCGGACGCTGCGGCCCCATCAGCGCACTGTCGGCCGCATCGCCCAGGACCGAGAGCTGGACGCCCTCCTCCGTAGCGATGCGAAGCGCCCGGGCGGCAGCGGCCTCCTTGTTGTACCCGTGGTCGGCGAAGTCCATCACGCCGACGCCCGTGCGGTTGAAGAAGGTGATGTGTCCGATCGCGGTCCCATCCAGGACCGAGGTGTAGGAGCCGCTGATCACCCTCAGCGGGCCTACGGTGCCGGTGAAGCTGCCGTTCCAGGCGACGCCCGCACCGCCGATCGGGATGATCAGGACGGCGATCCGGACCAGCGACCCGTCCTGCGTGATGGACAGCCGGAGTCGGTTCCACTGGCCGGCGATCGGCCCCGACCCGCCGTTGAGCAGGATCGACGTGCTCTCGCCGTCAGCGCTGACACCGACGACCTGGACGGCCCCGCCGGGCCCCATCCGCAGCGACATCCGCGGCCAGGGCGACATGCCGGTGGACAGCTCGAAGATCGGCATCAGGAGCGTTGGCTCCACAGCCCGGAAGTAGACGAACTCCAGCTGCCAGCCGGTCGATGCCGCGTACGCGGGTACGGAAGCCTTGAGGGTCGACCCCGCCGTGATGGTCGGCAGCGACGACGAGCCCGGCAGGGTGTCAGCCGACGCCCAGTCCACGCCCGGCGCGGTCAGAGGCAGGCACCCCGGGACAGGGCTGTAGGCCTGGGTGGCGCTGTCGCCCTCCTCCATCGGCCAGTACGCCACCGGAGCCGCGCTCGGAATGCGCCGCCGGAGCGTCGAGTTGAGAGCTTTCCGGCCCTGCTGCATGCGCCGCAGAATCCCAGCACCCTCCATGGGCACCCATGCGTCCTGACCGGACGGGGCCCACCGGGACGGCCAGCTCGCCACCTCCCCCATGAAGATGGGGACGAGCCGGGTGAACTCCGCAGCGCCCTCCAGCGCCCACACGCGGCCCGTGGTGTCCGTATGCGACGTCGCGCCGACGGTAGCTGTGGACCAGTCGACCCGCGCAGCCACCGTGCCGCCGATGCCCGCCCGGATCTCCGCTCCGTGCACACGCTCCGGCACACCAGTCCACGCGATGGTCGGCAGGTCACCGATCACCAGCGGCACCGCCGCTGCGAAGGTCGAGGTGGCCCCGGCCTGAACCCACGGTGTCCCCACCATCGTCCACGGCCCCGCCAGGGAAGGCCCCTTGTAGAAGGTGGTCGTACGACCGGCTGCCCCGTTGTCTACGTCCAGGGTGACGCGCACGGCGGCACGCTCGCCAGGGACCAAGCCAAGCGCGCCGCTGATCACGTTGTTCGAGATGGTCCCGTCCGCTGACCAGCTGAATTGAAGACGACCTCCAGCCAGTAGCGCGAGCACCCACCCGCGGCCCGGGATCAGCCCCCATCGGCCGATCAGCTCAGCGTCCGCACCGGTCGCCGGCGACCACGTTTCCGGGGTGAGTTCGATGCGCACGTCCAGGTCCGAGGTGCCGCTCGGCAACCCGGTGGCAGGCGCGATCGCTCGCGCTCCGGAGCTGCGCAGCCCGAGGTAGGTCTCGGTCCCGGGGACCGAGATCCGGGCCGACGTGTTCCTGCCGAGCTTGCCGTAGTGCGGGGACAGGGGGTTCCTCGGGCTGAACACGCCGTCCTTGTTGTTGAGGGTGAGCGACAGGGACGCCGGGTCCACCCCCGTGCCCTGCGCGCTCATCCCCGCCACCGTGCGGATCGGGTCCCGGGTGTACGCGCGCTTCGTCACGTCCACCCAGGCGGTTCCGATCCGCAGCTCCGCACGGAGCCCGAGCGGGTCCTCGGGAAAGGCCACGGCCGGTTACCTCCTTCCTCCGAGGACGAGCTGCACGTCCCCGCCCTTCGCCTGCACGGAGCTGCGCAGCTCCTCGATGAGCCAGTCCGACCGGCGGGACCCGTCGGAGCGGATCTCGATGACGGTCGGAGCCGCCGAGCCCCTGAAGCCGGAGGTGGAGCCGCCGCCGTACGCGCCCGCCCCCGGCGGCGTGATCACCGCGTCCGGGTCGACAAGGCCGGCTATCGACCTATCGACCAGACCGCGCTCGCCGTCGATGCCCGCGACCAGTCCGCGCGGGATGTACTTCCCGATCGCTGCCATGACCCGACTCGGGCTCTTGATGCCGAGCGCCCGCCGGATCGCCCGCTGCATGCCGGTTGCGATCTTCAGCATCTGCCGCTCGATCGCCGCCTGCTCCCGCTGGAGCCCACGAACGAGCCCCTGGCCGGCCTGGATGCCCGCGCCGTACATCGCATTGCCCGCGGTCGCCCCCGCGTTCCCTGCGGCTCGGACGAGCGCCGCCTGGTTCGCGTTGGCCTGCTTGATCTGCGCCTGCGACGCCGTAGCCAGTGCGGCGGCCGTCGACGCGCCCTGCTCGACCCCGGCCTGCGCGATCTGGGCGATCAGGTCAGCCCGGAGCCCCTTCTTGCGGAGCGCCGCCAGGTGCGCCTCGAAGGTCTGGGCCCGGGAGACCTGGGCGTCCAGCGTCTGGATGATCTGGTCGGCGGAGGTCGGGCCGCCGTCCGCCGTGATGTTCCCGGCGTCGAGGATGCCCTTCCGCACGTCGGCGGAGAGGGTGTCGCGGGCCTTGATCTGGTCGGCCAGCCGCTTCTGCGCGGACTTCAGCCGCGCCGCGACCATGACCTCCCGGTTGGCCAGGTTCACCAGCTTCTTGCTGTCGGAGCTGATCCGGCCGAGCGCCTTCGACCGTGTCTTCCCCGGACGGAGGCTGTCGGTGACGATGTCCGCCAACTTCGCGGCCGCCGACCTCACTTGCTTCGTACTGCCGGTGAGCCCTTCGACCAGGCCGCGGGCGATCCAACGCCCCTGCGCCTTCGTCACCTTCGAGGGGCTCGCGATCCCGAGGGCCTTCGCGATCGGCCCGGGGATGACGCTGCGAGCCCAGCCCATGATCTGCGACTTGATCCAGCCGCCCATGGACTGGATGCCTGACCAGAGGCCCTGGACGACGTTGCGGCCCTTCTCCAACAGCAGCCCGCCCAGCGACCCGATACCGGAGTTGATCCGGCCAGGAAGCCCCGAGACCCAGCTGATGAGCTGGCCGCCCTTGGTGACGACGCCCTTCTTGATGCTGTCCCAGTGCCGCAGGAAGATCCCGACCAGGCTCCACTTGATGAAGAACCCAAGGATCTGACCACCGATAGACTTGATCTTGGACCAGATCCAACCCCACGCCTGTGTGGTCCACTTGACGATCTTGTCCCAGTTCTTCCAGATCAGAATTCCGAGCGCGATGATCCCGGCGATCACCCAACCCACGGGGCCCATCGCGATCACCCAGGCTGCGGCCATCCGCGCGCCCTGGAGGAGCGACTGCGCGCCCATGAGCACCCAGACGCCGACCACGCGCGCGCCCGCCAGCACGTGCCGCCCTGCCGACGCAGTAGCGGACGCCCCCGTCATCACCCAGCCGGCCACAACCAGGGCAGCGGACCCACCAGCACGGAGTCCCATGAGCAGCCATACGCCGACCACTCGGCCACCAGCGACGACCTGAGTGCCAGCAGACCGCATCGCAGCCGCGCCAGACATCGTCCACCCAGCCACCACCCCGCCGGCGTGGACGACCGCCCGACCTCCCATGAGCAGCCACACGCCAACTACACGCCCTCCGGCGGCCAGTTGCGTTCCAGCAGACCGCGTCGCGGCCACGCCGGACATGACCCAGCCGGCCACCACCTGCGCGCCCCGGACCGTCGCCGCCACGCCCATCAGGACCAGCGCCGGAACGAGGACACCCGCGATGACCCCGGCGACGACGCGCAGCGTGACACCGTTCTTCTGCGCCCACTGCCCGAATTTCATCAGGGCCGGAATGACCTGGGTGCCCAGGATGTTGACAATTCCCTGTGTCACGCCGCGCTTGAAAGCCTCGACGCGCACACCGGCGGACTCCTGGATGGAATTTCCGGCCTTGTCGACTGAGCCGGAAAAGGTACCGAATTTCGCGGCCGCCCTCGATGGGTCCATCGTGTCGAAGGCACCGCCGAGGTCCTCGAATTTGGTCCCGAAAAGGCCGACGGCAACAGTGTTTTTCTTAACCGGGTCGTCGAGTCCACGGATCTTGTCGAAGATCGTGTCCATCGCCTTGGTGGCCTTGGGGCCACCTGCCGCCAGGACATTGATCATTTTGTCGGCGTCGAGGCCCAGAGCCTTGTACGCCTCGGCCGCCGCCTCGCTGCCGTCGATCGACAGCAGCGAGAATTCCTTGATCGCGTCAGCCGCGATATCGGTGTCGCGCGCACCCCCGGCAAGTGCTTGCGAGACAAGGCCCATTGCCGTCGGGCCGTCAATTCCGACCTTGCGGAATTGGGTGCTGTATTCGTCGAATGTGTCGAGGAGATCCTCGCTCGCATTCAGGCCCTTCTGCTGGGCCTTGACGAGGATGTCCATCGCCTCTTCGGCGTCGCGAGCCATCCCCGTCTTGACCATCTTCCCGACGGTCGTCGAGACGTGGGCGACCTCCTCGCCGAGGATCTTCCCGGTGGTCGCGATGCGGACGCCGAGCGCGTCGAGCTGCTTCTCGGTCGCGCCGGTCGGGATCAACCCGTTCTGGCTGATCGCGGCCATGGTGTCGGCTGCGGTCTGGAAGTCCTCGACCATCGCCGAGGCGAACAGCCGGCCCGCGGCCTTCCCGTACTTCTGGGCGACCGCCGGGGTCCCGCCGATCTGCCCCTCCAGCACCCCCAGGATCTGGGACTGCTCCAGGTAGTCGGTGATCCCGACCATGAGGGCGGCCCCGGCGGCGATGCCCGCTCCGGCCGCGATGGTCTGAAGTCGGGAGAGGCCTCCCTCGGCGGCCTGGACGGCGTCGTCGGCCCCGTCCCGGGCCCCGTCGCGGAGCGCGTCGCCGAGAGCATCCCCAGCGGCGTCCCCGGACCTGCGGGCAGCGGAGACGAAGCGCCCGCGGCTGTCGCGGATGCTGCCGTCGGCGGCCCGGGTGAAGCCGTCGCCGAGGGCCTGGCCTGCCTGCTGCCCGGCCTGCTCGGCGTCGTCCGCCATCCGCTGTCCGGACGTGTTGAGGTCGCCCTCCGCCCGGCGAAGGGCAGGGCGCACCTCCCCGTCGTCGAGCCGGATGAATCCCACCAGCTCGCCGACGGTCAACGCCACGATGGCCTCCTATTTGCTGCTGCGCTCAGGAGGCGCGAAGTGCCGGTTGATCCGGGTCTCCGCAGAGAGGAGCCCGTAGATGCGGGTCTTCAGCCAGCGCCAGCTGCGCGCCCGCATGAGCCCGGGGGTGTCGAGGTCGATCCCGTACGTCTGCTGGAAGTCGGCCTCGATCAGGGCCCATTGCTCCAGCAGGCCCGCCCAAGTCAGCTGCGGGCCGCCGCCTTTTTGGGCTGGGACGCCGTCTTCGTACCACTCGTAGAGGCCCGTTTCCGGGTCGTACTGGCCGCACCCTTTTCCGAGGAGGCGCGCGCGCCCGACTTCCGCCGTGCCGCGCGATTCGGTTTTCCCGGCTGTGCCCCGGTCTTCCAATACTGGGCTGCGGTCTCACGGTCCACCGTGATCCACATCATGGTGGTGATCGCGACGTGCTTGAACCGGGCCCAGCGGAGGTCCTTCAGGAGGACGTCGTACTGGTCGCCGAGGCACATCTTGTACAGGTCCAGCTCCTCCTGGTCGTCGAGGGCCTCGGAGTCGACTGGGGCCCCGCCCGCCACCATCCGGGCTGCCAGCGTCGTGATCTTCTCGATCCGCACGCCGTCCTCGGCCGCCGGGTCCTCGATCCGGTAGACCCGCTCAACACCGTCCTTGCCCGTGACCGGGAGCTCCAGGACGTCGTCGAGGAAGGCGTCGAGCGCCTCGAAGTCGCCGGCCATCAGGCGATCGGATTCGTGATCGGAGTGATCCTGCCGTCGCCGGTGATGGTGATCTCCACCTGGCCGAGCGCGGTGTGCTCGCCGCCGGACTCCTCCCATTTCACGATGCCGGTCCCCTCGTACGCCTCGGGGTAGCCCTCGCGGTCGAACCACCGGGAGTGCACCTTCGAGCCGGAGCCGAATTCGAAGGCCGCGAGGCGCAGCTTCTCGTGGGTCGGGTGGTACACCTTCACCTGGTCGTTGACCTTGCGGTTCAGGGTCGTGGTCAGCTCCCAGGACTGGGCCGTCTTCGTGTTGCCGTTCCAGCCCTCCGACTCGTAGTCCGAGGAGTCCTCGATGTTGGGGTCGGGCATCGGCGGCTTGAAGTCGGTGACGCCCATCACCGTCGTCCATTCCGGGGCCTCGGCGGTGCCCATGTTGAGCTGCCAGCGCCACCGGCGGGCGAGCGCGGTCTCCGGGGTGGGTGTCGACATGTGCTGCTCCTACTCGTTCAGGAAGGGGCCCGGCCTGGTGGTCCGGAAGTAGAAATTGCTGGTCAGCTCGTTGCGGCCCGCGCTGTCCTGGCCCATGAGCCCGGCGGACTCGCGCCAGGACAGGGCGACGTGGACGCCGCGAAGCCGGTAGCTGCGTCGCTCGTGCAGGAGGCGGAAGGCGGCATCAGCGAGGCCCCAGACCTCGCGGAGGTCGGGGCCGGCCCGGTACCGGATCTGCACGGCCGTGATCGCGTCCGTGGTGTCCGTGTCCTCGACCGGGTACGGCGTCAGCACGTACACCCGGGCGGGCTCCTCGGGCATCGCTCCCAGGACGATTGGGTTCTCGCCCTGGGCGATCGGGCTGTCGGGCCGGTAGACCCCGAGGCCCTCGTCGGCCATCAGCTCGGCCAGGCCCTCCAGGAGGTCCACGGTGTACGTCATCGCAGCGCCCGCCGGAGCTCGGCCGCGACGATCGCGGCCACCTGCTGCCGGGCATCGTTGAGCGGCTGCTCCAGGTACTTCGCCTGCCGCCCGGGAGCGTGCCGCCACGTCAGCTCTTCGTGCTGCCGCGCCGCGTACGGGGTGTCGTAGGAGATGGCGCTCGTGAGCGTCGCCTCATCGACCGACGCCGTGCCGGACCGGGAGAGAGCAGCCTCGTCCAGCGGGACCACAGCCTGGCTCTCGCCAAGGACGTACTCCGCGGCGAGAAGCGCGCCGCGCGCAGCCGCAGGGCGGAGCGCGCGCTCGACCTGGGCACCGTCGAAGCGGAGGGTGTAGGGCATGAGCGGTCCCCTATTCGAGCTGGATTTCCACGTGGTCGGGGGCTCCGAGGCCGCCGCTGTCTCGAGGCGCGTCCTGGATGACTCGGGTCTGGCGGCCGCCGGGGAGCGTGACCCGGGACAGCGGCGGCGCTGTGGTGCCCAGCGAGGCGTACGCAGTCGACGAAGAGACGACCGTGTCGCCGGTCGGGGTCCGTACGTTTCGCGTCTTCTGGTCCAGGAAGCACCGCACCTCGGCGGGCGGCCCGTACTGCGGGCCCGTGCTGGACCGGCCTGTGTACGGCTCGATGGTGATCCGGTGCCGCAGGAAGCGGCGCGGGATGGCCATCAGCAGCTCGCCAGGACCGTGAACCGGATGCGGTCCTTCGGGATGAGCTGGAGCGCCCGGAGGAGCTTGGGCGCGTAGTACGACGGACCGGACCGGTTCGAGCCCGCGCCGAACTGAAGGTTCACGCTGCCGATTTGGGCGCCCTGTAGGGGGCCGGAGATGTCGGTCTCCTCGCCGACCTCGCCCCAGAACTCGACCTGCGCACAGACCGCGTCCCGGAACCCAGCGGCAACGAGAGGGTGTGTCGGCATGCCGTCGTCGTCCACGTCGTAGATCGCGGTGAGGAGGAAGTCGCTGTCGAGGAGCTGCGAAGCCCGCTCCAGCAGCCGCTGAGCGCCGAGCGGCGGTGCTTCTCCGAGGGCGTTGGCGAGGTCGGTCGTCGTGGCGTACACCCGGCCGTCCCCGCGCGCGCCCGGGGCGGGAGCGACGGACACGAGCTCGTGCTCGACGCCCGCGCCGGTGCCGGTGATCGACCACGACAGCCGCCACACCCCGGCTGCCGTGTAGACCACCGGAGCGGTCCACGCCGCGCCGTCATCCACAGGCGTAACCACAGGTGTGGATACCGCCCCGTCCGGGGCGGCCAGGACCAATGCCACCGCCGTCGTCTCGTCGTGCTCGCCGACCTCCAGCCGGACCGTGACGAGGTCTCCCACATCGGGCATCGAGTCCTCCTGTTCAGTGGCGCGGGCGGCCGGGGCCCTGTCGGCCGTACGAGAGCGCCCACCACAGCACTCCGACGCACGGCCAGGCTCCGACCGCCCACGCCTCCACCACCGCACCCACGGGATGGTCCAGGTCGGCTACGCGGACGCGCCGATGATGTGGATGTCGTAGGTGACTGCGCTGCCGCCCGCCGAGTTGGCGATCTTCAGCAGGTCGCCGGTCGACGCGGTGACCGCGTACCCGGTCGCGTCAGCCACCCCGGTCCCGACTGCAACGAACGCGCCCGGTCGGACGGTCAGCGTGTGCGTCGCGCCGAGCAGAGTTGCCCACGGGTTGCTGGACGCAGCCCCGACGACCACGTTGTTCGTGTTCCCGGCCGCCGCCGCGATCACCAGCCCCTTGATTCGGGCGAAGGTGATCGTCGCGCCGAACGCATCGATGAGGGCGCCCGCCAGGTCGAGGTCCTCGGTCCCCGATGCGGCCAGAGTGCGCCGGTCGGAGAACACGCGGTCCGCCTTGCCCGCGCCCGTGCCGCTCGCCAGGGACATGGAACGGGACAGGGCTTGGGGCGCCCGGCTGGTTCCGAGGTCGATGGCCGTGACCTGCTCGGCGAACGCGGACACGGCGACCATGGCTCCGGACAGCGGCATCAGCTATCGCCCCCGTACCGGGCCGCGAGCTCGTCGCGGGTGAGGCCGTCGATCTCGACCTCCTCGTTGGAGTCCTTGGCGCGCGTGCGGGCGTACGCCTGCCAGTCCGCCTTGGACCCGGACTTGGCCGGCTGGCGGGGCGCGTCGCCCGGGGCCTCGCTGATCGGGGTCAGCTCGACCGGCGGCGTCTCCTGCGTGGGCACATCTCCGGCCGCCGGGGGTGTCGTCTCGACGAGGACCTGGCCGGGGCCCTGCTCGGCCCGGGGGCCGGCCAGTGAGGGGCGGGAGAGGATGCCGTCGTCGACCACCGGCGGGTTCGGCTCGTCGTCGCCGATCCGCTTCCAGTTGGGCAACGAATCGAGTCGGGCGGACCGCCCGTTCATCTCGACGCGGTCCCCGGTGCGCTCGTTGAAGTAGGTCGTCATGCTGCCGGTGCCGCCGTTCGCAGGTCGACCTGGACCAGGGTCTCGGTCGGGGAGCCGCCGGGGGTGCCGAGAACGACGGACAGGTTGTCCCCGGCCGCGCAGGTGGCGTTCTGGACGGTGGTGCTGCCCGCCCACGCGTCCGTTGTGGTGGCCATCGGCGACGCGAGGACGTCCGACGAGCCCTTCTTGACCTGGACGGTGCCGGACGATCCGCCGGTCCGGTAGGCGCGGACGGCGATGATCGCCGCTCCGGCCGGGACCTTGCACAGCTGGTACGTGCCAGCCGCCGAGGAGGCGACGCGGAGCTCCTTGCTGTACGTGCGGGCCGTCGAGGTGTCGACCTCGCCCGCGCGACCGTCCACGGTGTGGACCTTGTAGCCCATGTGGAATCCCTTCCTGGGAATGCGAAAGGGCCCGCACCGGCGGGCCCTGCTGGGTCGGTGGCGCATCACGCGCCGAGGATCAGGCGGCGTCGGCACCCTTGATGAGCACGGCGCGGTTGGCGTCCAGGGTCTTGATGCCGTACAGGGTGTCGATGCTGACGACGTCCTGCTTCTTGTCCTGGTCGTAGCCGTAGACCACGCGCAGGGCGAACCCCTTGTAGTTCATGATCGAGGCGTCCTGCGCGCCCTTCGGGAGCTCCAGCGGGCGGAAGGCGAGGGCGAAAGCGGTCCGGTGGAACGCGAGGTTGACCTCGGTGGTCGGCTCGCCGGGGGCCGGGGAGACGGCGGGCTGGCCGACGTTCTGCGTCATGTACGGGTCGAAGCCGGAGACCCGGCTGCCCATGGACGCCTCCAGCAGGCCTTCGGTGGACCCGCGCTTGTCCGCCTGCCGCCAGGTCTTCTCGGCGGTCCAGCGGGCCTGTGTGGTCGGGCCGACGACGACGCTGCGCTGGGACAGCGGTACGTTCTTCCGGCTCAGGAGAGCCCCGGCCTCGACCAGGACGCGGGAGTCGCTGTACGGGTAGAGGCCGCCCGGGTAGTTGTAGTCCTCGCCCGCGACGTTCTCGGCGACGCCGCCGACCTCCTGGACGATGTCGTTGCGCAGAAGGAGCAGGTCGTTGTCGATCTTCTGGGAGATCGCCTCCATGGCCGGGGTGAGGAGCTGCTCGTCGAAGTCCGCGATCTTCAGCGTCATGTCCTCGGACGTGACGGCGAAGGAGACGTCGGCGAAGTGGTTCAGCGTCATGTTGACGCTGGTCTCCGTCGCCTCCTGGACGATGATGCCCTGCTGCCGGTTGTACTCGTGGGCCTCGAAGACGGCGGGCTTCCGGATCGTAATCGCGTCGCCCTGCTTGCGCGCGAACTCCGGCTCGTAGTCCCTGTGGACGAGGCTCGCCATGACGGTGGTCTCGTACAGGTTGGCGAGGGCCTGGCGCGCGATGACCTGCGCGGTCAGGAACTGGTTGGCCATGGGGTGTGTCCCTTCTTAGCCGGTGCGGCGCTTGCGGCGCGCCTTCCGGATCTCGTCGATATCGGTGGGGTCGGAGCCGTCGCCGTCCCCAGTGCCGCCGTTGAAGTCGCCAGCGGCGCGGTCGGGCGCCTGGGTGCCGGTCTTGAGCTTGGGGTTGTCCTCGACGGCCTTCTTGATGGCCGCAGACACGGCCTTGCTGAAGCCCTCGTCGCTGGGGTCGAGGCCATTGACCGCGGAGAGGAAGGTCCGGGAGTCGGTGAGCGCGTCGGGGTCCGCCCCGTACTTGCCCGCGCTCCGGTACACCGCCAGCTCGACCGCGGTCTCACGGTGCGCGGCGGTGGCCTGCTCGATCTTGGCCGTCAGGGCGGCCGGGTCCGGCGGGGTGTCCTTCTCGTCCTTGATCAGGCCGAGGGCCTTGCCGAGCTCCTGCACGATCTCCGTGCGGGCCTCGTCGGCGGCCGCCTTCTTCGCCGTCGTGCGGGCCTTCGCCGACTCGCCGTTGGCCGCCTTCAGCTCCTTCTCCAGGCGGGCGATCTTGGCCTCGGGGGTCTCGTTGCCCCCCGTCGGCTTCTTCGCGGGTGCCTTCGGCGTCGGCTTCTCGCCCTTCGCCGCGTCGTCGTCCTGGCCGTCGTCGTCACCGGTCCCGCCGGTGTCCTCGTCGTCCTGGTCGCCCGCGTCGTTCCCCTCGTTGCCGGAGTCGTCGTTGCCGGAGTCGAAGTCGTCTCCGTCCCCGCCGTCGGCGTACAGCCACGGGTCGAAAGGGCCAGCGGCGTAGGGGTGTGACCACCCGGGCCGGTGGCGGGCGAGGTGTCGCTTCTGCATCGTGCACTCCTGGTGCGCGTAGGTGGAAGCCCCGCACCCGGCGAGGCTGTACTGCAATCCGCCCGCACCCGGCAGGCGGAAGAAGTACCGTCTCCCCACACGAGTGGAGGAACGGAATGTCTGAACCGACGGAATGCCTTAAGTGCGGCGCGGCAGTCATCAGCGCGGCGAAGCACCGCCGTTGGCATGAGGCTCTGGAGAGCCGTCTGCCTGGACTTGAGGCCGAGGTCAAGAAGCGTCGCGAGCAGGGCCCCAGCGGCAGGGGCGTCGGCTTCTAGCGGGCAGTCTCCAGCTGCTCGCGGCGGCTCTTGCGCGGGAGGCCGGTCTTGTCTACCAGGTCCCGGACACGGGCCTGGTAGGCACGGAACTTAGCCCGCGCGGCCGCCGCCTTCTGCTCGTCCATGGCGCCTGCGGCCTCGCGCTTCCAGCGGCGGATCTGCCGCTCGTAGTAGCGCTGCCGTTGCGTGTCCTCGTACGTCCCGCGAGATGGGGGCTTCGGCCGTTGCTTCGTCAGCCCTGGCAAGTACGCGCGCACGTCATGACGGCAGTTCGGATGGAACAGGCCAGCCGCGCGCGCCTCGGAAAGCGACCCGGCGACCGGCACGGTCACCATCCGGCCGTCCTCCATCGCGTGCTCCAGCTCGACTTCGCGCTCACCCGGCGCCCCGTCGCGGGCGAGGACCTTCCCCTCCCAGCGGCGGCACAGCGGGCACTCCTCCGGGGCCTCCGAGATCATGACCAGGTCGACCCCGGCCGCGCCGAGGCGATCGGTGTGCGCGTCGACCGCGGCCCGGCCGACGACGCTGCGGGTGGCCATCTCGACGTACGACCGCATGTCCCACGAGCGGCCGGCCCGGTCCATGAAGCCGGTCACGCCGCGCGCGGTGAAGCGGTCGAGGGCGGTCTGCGCGGTCTGGCGGCGGGTCTGCGCGCCGAGCAGCGGGGCTGATGAGGCGTGGGCGACGACCTCCCGGTAGACGTCCATGGTCTGCCGGAGGATCCGCAGGTGCACGGGCCTGGTGTCCGCGATGAGCGCTTTGGCCAGACGGTCCACCGCAGCCGCCGCTGGAACTGCGGAGGCGGCGGCTGCGGCCTGGCCAACGGCGAGCGCGCCGAGCTCCGCCACCGCCGCCTGCTGTCCCCGCTCGTACGCCTTCGCGACGGCCTGCTGGATCGCCCCGGACGCGTCAAGCCGGAGCGCGTCGATGACGGCCTGGATCGCTGCCTGGAGGTCGCCGACCGCCCGGGCCTTGAGCTCCAGCCACAACGGCGACTCGATGTCGGCGGCCAGGGCGTCGCGGATGCGCTCGATGATCGTGCCCTGCGCCGCCTCGTACAGGTCGGCGATGGCTGCCGCGAGATCCTCGGCGAGCGCAGGGGACACGGGCATCAGGGCCTCCTACGGCAGGGCGCCGGACTGCATCGGGTCCGGCACGGCCATGCCGCCTTCCTGGTGGATGCGTTCGACCTCGGCGGCCACCATCGGGTCGTCCCACTCGGGGTGGGTCATGCGGACGAGGGTGTCGGTCGAGGCCGCGTTCGCCCGGCGCAGGATGTCGGCCGTGTTGGCGAGGGCGAGCGGGTCTTCCTGGACACCGTCCTGGAACTCGATGTTCGGCCTGGCCGGGACGCCCTTCGTTCCGAACACGTACTGGTCGACCGCGAGCAGTGCGTGCACGGCGTTGGCGAGCCCGGGGCGGACGCGAAGGATCTTCTTCCCCCGGGTCGTCATGGAGCGGCGCTCCTTCGAGACGACCTCGGTGGCCGTCACGGCGACGTCTGCGCCGATCCCGAAGGTCTGCGCCGAGTAGCCGCAGGACCGGAGGATCTGGTTGATCAGGTCCTCCGAGGTGTCCCGGTGCTCCTGGACGCGGATCGCGAACTGGGAAACCGTGAGGGCCATGCCGTCGCCGCGCGCGAGCGCGTTGACACCGGCGAACGCCTCCTGGTCCGGGTTCCAGCTCGCGCCTCGACCCGGGCCGTTGGACTGGAGGTAGGAGTCCGGCACGACGAGGCGACCCTTACCGATGCGGATGTCCCGCATCCAGCTGGCGTACGTCTCGTCGAGCTGGTCCATCAGCGACTCGACGCCGTCGAGGTCAGACCGGCCGAAGTCCCGGAGGTACGGGTCCTTCCGCCAGCGGCGCGTCGTCTGGTTCGGGATGTACGAGACGTCGAGGCCCTTGAAGCCGGTCTCGATGACCCCCTCGGAGTTCACGGCGGCCGCGAAGCCTTGGGTCGCTTCGCTCTCCTCCAGCGGGACTGGGTGGCCGAGCCTGCCCGACGTGCCTTGGTACAGGCCATGTTGGATGCCCTCGGGCTCGTGGCGCTCCAGGTGCCGCCAGACCTGCCCGTCCTGCTCCCGTACGACCTTCCAGAAGGTGACAGCGGAGAGCCGACCCCAGCGGAACTCCGGCACGGCGCTGTCGGCGTGTACCGCGTCGAGCCAGGCCTGATCCGCCAGGGACTTGTCGTAGACCGGGCGGAGGTAGACACCGCCGAGCGCGGCCTTGACTTCGGCGGCCGTCTGGAGCGTGGCCAGCATCCCGTCATCGGTGAGCGCGTCGAGACGCTTCTGCGTCTCCGCATTCTCCACCGTGAACTGCGGCGGCTCGCTGAACAGGAGATCTGCCGAGCCGGCGCAGATGTCGCCCGCGATCGGCACGTGGATCTTCGTACGCCGTTCGCCCTGCGCGGTCGGGGTTCCCCACCACCAGCGGGCGATCCGGCCGATCGCCCCAGAGGCGTACTGGAGACGCTTCGGGTCCGGCGTCCCGGCCCCGGAGCCACCGCCGTACAGCGACTCCAGCCGGTCCGGGTCGCCCGCCCACCAGGTGTCCCAGGTGTTCATCGACGCCAGCGCGGGCGACAACTTCGGTGGGGGCCAGGGGACGTTACCCGTGGGCAGCGGCATCCGGCACCTCCCCAGCGTGGTCGCGGTCTTCGATCTCGGTCGCCAGCGCCCGGAGCAGGGCGGGCAGTTCTGCCTGTATCTCGGCGAACGTCTCGCCCTCGGCTTCACCGACAACCGCGTCCGCTTGACCAGCGGCGCGGAAGACGACTTCGATCTTCACGCGGCCACCTCCAGGCGGGTTGGGATGTACGGGCGCCACAGGGCCTCGGTCGTACGGACGCCGTACCGGAGCGCGTCGACCGAGTGGTCGTTCTCCTTGATCGGCTTGTCCTCGCCCGCCTCGGCGGCGGTGTCGTCCCACGAATAGCCCGGGAACTCCTCGACCAAGCCGGTCGCGGACTCGTGGATGAGAAGATCGCCGGTGCCGAGAAGACTGCTCACCGTGCGGATGCCGTCGAGGACTGCGTTGTCGGCGTGCGTCACGCCGGTGACCCCGTCGCGGTGCAGCTGCTCAATGAAGCTGGACGCGGACGGGTCGACGACCGTCCACTCCGGGGTGACCCCCACGGCGGTCGAGTGCGGGTGCCGTACGCCCGCGAGCCAAGTGCGGCGGGCCCGGCTGTACTCGGCATCGGTCATCTGCCGGCGCTGGAGCCGGGAGTCGTGCCGGTACTCGCCGACCACGTACAGCCGCCGGTCCGTACCGAGGCCGACGAGAACGTCAGCGAAGGGGTTGACGGTGCCGTAGTCGATGCCGTCCGCGAGCCACCGGTCGATCCTCGGGAGCTCCGAGACGACGTGCCGGGTCGGGTCGAACATCTCGTAGACGGCGCCCTCGGACTGCACCCATGCCCCGAGGATGAACCGCCGGTACCAGAGGCCGACGTACTCCTTCTTCAGCGAGGCGACATAGTCCGCGTCGAGGCTGGGGTTGTCGTCGAGGTTGAAGTGCCACGATCGCAGGTTCAGTTCGCCCGCGCGGTCGAGGTACTCCTTCTTCAGCCAGTGCCCCGGGTTGTCCGGGTTCGTGGTGCCCATCAGCTTCGCGCCCTTGACGGACAGTCGGCCGAGGAGCTGGCGGAAGAAGTCTTTCGGGAGGAGCGACACCTCGTCGCAGTAGACGAGGGAGACCGTCGCGCCTCGGATCTTGGCCTCGGAGCGGCGGTCGTTCGCGCCGATCAGGTGCACGGTCCGGCCGAGGATGACCGCGGTCTTCGCGCCCGGGGTCCAGACGATCAGCTTCGACAGCTCGCCGAACAACCCGACGTCGACCAACGGCTCCATGATGTTCCGGCCGATCGTGTCCAGCGTCCGGCCGGTGATCAGGATGAGGCCGGCGCGCGGAGCAGTGGCGACCGCGGCGAGCAGCGCGATCAACGAGGCGATCGTCTTCCCGGAGCGGATCGCGCCGTGCCAGATGTTGATGCGCGCCGTGCACTCGACGATCGACGCGATCTGCTTGCGGGACAGGGGAAGGTCGACGTTCCGGAGCATCACGTCCCCTCGTCGGCCTCCTGGTCCTGCTGCTGGGCCTTGTAGACCGCCGCCAGTCCGGACATCAGCTGTGTGATGAGGGCCAGGCCCTCTTCGACGCCGGACTCGTCCTTCGGGGGCACGAGCTTCAGGGAGCGGTCCAGCGCGGTGGCCACGGTGCCCATGAGGGCCCGCTTGTCGGCGGGCGTCGGCTCCGGCGCGAGGTGAGTATCGAAGTCGTGTTCCTTGCCGCCCCAGTCCCAATACAGGAGCGGCTGGTTGATCTTCGCGGCCTCGCGCTCGGCAATGTCCTGGAGCTTGGTGGCGAACGCGGCGCGGCGGTCCGCGAGATCCGCTTGGCGCACCTCGGTGGCAGCGGCGACCTGTCCGGCACGGGCGGCGAAGCTGATGCCGAGCTCCCCCGCAATCTCGGTGATGGTCCGGCCGGAGCGGCTGAGCTGCTTGGCGATGGCGTTGCGGCCGAGCCCCTCAGCGTGCAGTTGCCGTACGGTCTCGCGCTCTTCGTCGGTGACAGGCCGGGCCTTGGCCATGGTCACCCCCGGGCGTACGGAGGCCCGGCCGCGCACGGGCGCAGCCGGGCCGGTCTGGGGTGGCTACTGGTCCTTCGCGACCAGGTCGCCGAGCGCCTGCTCCAGCTCGTCGCGCCGCTCGTCGGAGGTGAGCGCCTGGTCCCGCGCGCCGAAGGCCAGGGCGAACCGGTCGACCTGCCGCCAGTCGGCGTCCTTGGGCATCTCCTTCACCCAGTGCGCGGCGACCCTCGGCGCCTCGAACTCGTAGATGGACACCGTATCGGTGGTGATCAGCGCGGTGCAGTCGTTGGCGTGCGGCTTCTCGCCCGCGGCCTCCTGGGAGCAGCCAGCGGTGTTGTCCGTCGGGTCGCCGAGGGTCTTGACCCCGGTGGCGTCGGCGAGGCCGGCCGCTGCTGTCTTCGCGGTGAGGCCGACGGGTTGGGTGCTGCTCGGCGCTGACGGCTTCGACTCTGTGGTCGGCTCGGCGGCCGGGTCGCAAGCGACGAGGGTGAGTAGGAGAGCGGCGCCGGTGACGGCGGCCGTGGTGATGCGGGTGCGCATGGTCCCCCCAGGACAGGTGCGATCGAGGCACCAGCATGGCGGAACGGTGGCCACCATGTGGAGGAAACGCGAAGGCCCGCACAGCGGCGGGCCTCTATGTCCGGGCACGCCGGACTTGCGGACAGGATGCAGTACGTGGAGCGTCTACGCAACTACGTCGAGAGTTGGCGGTCGCGGCCGCACCAGCCGCACCGTGTTTCCGAGGCGCGTTCCGGTCTGTCGCATGCCGAGCAATACCAGTGATCTTCCTCGACCTCAAACCTCATCAGACCGCAGAAGTCACATTGGTCTTCGCTGTCGGGGTCGATCTCGGTAACGGTGGCGCAGTGTGGGCAGGTCCAAGACTCAGCGTCGGGCATGGGGGACATTCTTGCCGGGCCATGCGGTGGGCATCGCCGTGCCTCTGGGCGAGCGCGGCCCCCATACGCAGATATCCGGCCGAGAGGGCGGGTGTTCTCATCTTCGATCTGATGGAGGCGGCAGGTGTTTTGCCTGCTCAGACGCGTGCGATCGCGAGCAGACTCCCGACATTACAACTGGCTCGCGCGTTCACCGTAGACTGGCCTGCGCCAACCAGCTTCTCCCGAACTAGGTTGCTATGGGACCTAGTTCAGTTGACTCCGACCCCTCTTTGGTCGGTAGCGGTCCGGGACGAACCCCGGCAGGAGAGGATGGGAGGCGCGGGTGAGTTCCGACCTGGAGAAGCCCCGCAAGCAGTGGACCGGCGCAGAGAGAGCGCAGGTTGGACTGGGAGCGGCGGCACTTCTGGTGGCGATCATTGCCCTCGTGGGGCAGTTCGCTCAGTACCGCTGAGCGTCCACGGATGAGAACCGGTCGTGACCGGCAGCTGCACATGCAGCGAGCCCGGTCTCGTGTTAGGCGACCGGGCTCGTGAACTGCGTGAAGGGTCCTGCTCTGGCCGGAGTAGGGCCCTTCTTCGTGGGCGTCCACAGAGACATTGTGTACACCATGCCCAAGAGTCTACTCGCACGCGGGTGCACACCCAGGAACTGGCCATCCTGGATAGTAATCTCGACTGGCGGACAAACGTGCAGCCTGGCTGGGCGGACTGGAGGTAGCCCTTCACCGGGTCGGAGCGGCCAGAGGGCACCGCAGTAATCTCGCGCTCATGAGTTCCATCGACTGGGGCGACGCCCCGACCTGGATAGCCGCGGTCTTCGCGGGCGGCGCGGCCCTGTTCGCCGGACTGACGATCAGGAGCCAGCGCCAGCAGATCGCGGAGCAAAGGGGGTTCATCGGCGAACAGTCACGGAATCTGCGACTGGAGCGGGAGGCCCTGGAGGCTGGGCGGCAGGAGCGCCGACGTGCTCAGGCTGAGGAAATCTACATCGGGCGAACTAACCGACGCGCGCTCGGCGAGGTCAGGAACCACAGTGGCGCGCCCATCAAGGATGTGACGCTCGAAGCTGGCGATCTTCGTTCGGTCTCTGCCGAATTCGTCGACCTTGAGGGCCGCCCGACTTCACGGACCACTAACGAGCTGCCCCTCGCAGTCGTCGGCGCTGGTAAGAGGGCCACCTTCCTCTTGAGGCTGGAGCAGCCCTTGTCTGAGGTCTCTGAGACGTTCGTCGTGACCTTCACTGACGCGGACGGGGTCAGGTGGCAACGGAACGAGCATGGCCTTCTGACCGAGCTGGCCGACGAGAGGTAGAGCGGGACGGCACGGAGAGACGCTAGAAGCTTCAGTAAACAGCCCACCGGCGAGCGTTGCTATCTGGCCATGCCTGACCCGCGAGCGTGGCATTTTCAGGTGGTAGTTCGCCGCTCGTCTCGTGTCACGCCGACGCCCCCGCCGGGTGGGGTCGGCGGGGGCGTCCGGCCGGTAGCGAACCGGCGGTACGGGGGCCGTGTGTCAGGCGTAGGCGGACAGGCCGCGGGCCATGTCCTCTTCCACTCCGCCTTCGTCCAGGACGGCCTGGAGTAGCGGGGGGGATGGTCTGCGCGGGCGGGCGGGTCGCTCCGGCGATGGGGAGAGCGGCCAGGTTGTCGGCGGGGTCCAGGAGGATCTGTGCGGCGCGGACGATGTGGGTGGGGTCGGCCACCGGGGCGCCGGTGATGAGGTCGGCGACGTACTGGAGGTGTCCGCCGTGCTGGGCGGGGCCGTACTCCCAGCCGCTGCGGGTGTGGTTCCACAGGAGGGTGACGCCGTGGTCGTAGCCGGCGGCGCGGGCGCGGTCGGGGTCGAGGTTGATGACGGTTTCCATCATCATGACCTCGCCGTTGTCGCAGTCGTACGCGGTCCACGAGTTGGCGGCGTCCAGGAGGCCCTCGGCGTTGAGTGCGGCCATGACGGCGTTGGCGTAGGGGTCGTGGGGCAGGGGTCGCGTCGGCATGTGGTCATCGTCCCGTCTGGGTGGGCGTGGGCGCAGCCGAACCGGGCTGCTGCTGGGCGGTGTTCGGTGGTAGACCGGCGGTAGATCCGCCGGTAGATCGGGGTAGCTGCGGTGGTAGATCCGCAGGTAGACGGGGGTGGTAGACCTCTACGCGGCGTCCTGTTGGGCCTCGGCCGGGGAGGGCTGCGGGAGGTCGTCGCGGTGCACCCCGTACGCCACTCGGCGGGCCACCTTCACGGACTTCCTGACGGGCACTCCGAGGAGCGGCAGGCGGGTGCGCAGGAGAGCGATCGTCCAGCCCTCCCCTTGGCCGTGCTGCCGGAGGTGGTCTAGGAGGGTGGAGAGGTGGACGCCAGGGTGGTCCCCGATGAGGGCGCGGACGAGGGTGAGCAGCTGCTCGCGCTGGTCCGCGGTGGCCTCGGGCGCCTGGGGGTGCTTCTCGGGGGCCTCCTCGTCCTCGTCGGGGATGGCGCGGATCGCGGCCCAGCACCACAGGGGCACGGCGAGCCAGAGCACGGCGGGCCAGCGGCGGATCAGCCACACGGCGCCGGCCGCCCCGGCGAGGAGCACGGCCAGGCGCAGGACGCAGCCGAGGACGGCGGCGATCCCGTCGAGGTCGTCGCGGCGGCCGGCACGGATCCAGGCGGCGGCCCGGGCGGCCAGGCGCTGGAGCAGGAGGCGCTGCCCGTGGGTGAGGGTGCGAGCGCCGCGCTGCATAGCGGTCGGCTTCGTCATCAGACGGCTCCCTGAAGGATGTTCTTGCCGCTGAGCCCGAGCCCGTTGACCAGCTCGGGGAGGCCGGTGAGCATCCCGGCGACGCCAGCGGTGACGCAGAGGATCATCCCCGCGGCCATGGCGCCGAGCAGCTTGCCCTTGTCCTCCTTGGAGGCCGCCTTGTAGGTGACGAAGAGCAGGATCGCGAGGAGGAACACCACGACGCCGCCCTCTTCGGTGAGCTGGCCCAGGGAGGATGCGGCGATGGGTGAGCTGGACTGGGTGCCGGTGACGCCTGTGACGGCCTTGCTGCCGCCGCCGTTGGCGATCTGGCGGACGCATCCGGCGAGCCAGCCGCCGAGGCCGCCGACGCAGATCGTGGCGAGACCGCCGGACACGAAACCCTGGACGGTGGGGATCAAGTCCTTCCAGGCGCGGCCGCCGACCCACCACTTGCGGAGCTGGATACCGAGGATGGCGATGGCGATGGCGCAGGCGGTGAGGCTGACGCCGGTCTGGGTGGTGGTCATGACGGGTGTACTCCGGTGATCCAGGTGACGGGGTCGTACAGGTGGATGGCGCCCATAAGGCCGGTGAGGCTGATGGCGAGGAGGAGGAGGCGGCGCACGGTGCCGCCGCCGGTCACGATGCGCATCACGGCCAGGGCGAGGGGGGTGAGGGCGAGGGCGTAGGCCTGTGCCTGCCCGTACTCGGCGCGGGCCTCGGTGACGCAGCTGGCCCAGATGGTGGCGACGCTGTACCCGAGTCCGGGGATCGGCAGGAAGGCGAAAACCAGGGCGATGGCGACCTGCCAGGGCCGGCCGATGCTCGTGATCCACGCCCACAGGCGTTGACGGCGGGTGGGCTCGGGCTCCTCGTAGTACGGGGCGACGAGGTGGACGTGAATCTGCGGGACCGGCGGCGGAGGAGGGGCGGGAGCCGGGACGGCGGGCGGCGGCGAAGGGGTAGGCGGCGCGGGCGCGGCGGGGGCCGGAGCACGCCAGGGCGGGATGTCGTCGGGGGCGGGAGGCCCGGCAGGGAGCGGCGCTCCCCCGGGGATGATCCGCGTCGGGATGATCGGCGTGCGGTCGGTCACTTCTTGCCTCCGAGGGCGTCACGGATGCGCTGGGCGCGGGCCTGGCCGATGCCGTAGCGGGTCTTGAGCGCGCGGACGCCGGGTACGTCGGTGCTGTACTCGGCGCGGGCCTGCTCAATGAGCGGGTCGGGGTCGGGTACGTCGCGGTCCCCGTCGGGTACTTCGTCGTCGGGCTCGTCGGGTACGTCGTCCGGGCCGGGTACGGGGTGCTCGGGTACGTCAGGTGCAGCGGGTACGCCGTACTCGGGTTCAGTGGACTGGGGGAATTTCAGCGACTCCGGGAAGGGCCGGTCCGGAATGCGGGCGTGGACCTGCGGAGTGCGGGCCCCGGCGGCGGCGAGTACGGGTACTCGGCTCTGTACCTCGGGGTGCACCAGCGCCGTACTCCAGACGTCCAGCTCTAGGCCAGCGCCGGGTACAGGCTCAGGCGCGGGGTCGAGGGCGGCCCCGGTCGCGGCGGGTACAGCGGGGTGCGGGTTGCCTGCGCGGAGGGCTACCCGTACCTGGGTCTCGGAGACGGGTACCCCGTACTCCGTGCACAGGGCGGCGATACCCGCCGGGTCGACGGCGGGGTGCGCGGCGCGGACGAGGTGGACCACGGCGAGCGGGTCCATGGCGCGGAGCTGCGCGCCGGTGACGCCGAGCGGGGTGCGCGGGTACGGGTCGGCGGGTACAGGGGTACCCGCCCATGGTGAGGCGAGGGGTACGGTCGCGAGCTGGCCGGAGGTACGGCGGGCGGCGAGCTGCTGGAGCAGACGGTGGCGCTGCTCGCCGGACGTCCCGGCACCGGAGCGGGCGACGGCGGCGGCCAGGCGGCGGCGCCGGTACCCGGCCATCCAGCCGTCGGGGTGCAGGTCGAGGACGGCGGCGAGGTGGACGGCGCGGGCGGTGGCCCGGTCGCGGGTGATCTGCTCCGCCGTACGGTCCCGGGTCGCGAGGCCGAGGCGGGACAGGAGGCGCTCTCGCAGCTCGCGGCCGATGACGGCGGGCAGTCCGGTCGACAGGGCCTCGGGGCGGGCGACGCGGATCTCCAGCCCCATGGCGATGTGCCAGAGCAGCCCGGCGAGGACGGGGCCGATGACGGCGCGTACGGTGCCGCCGACGATGCCGGAGGTGGCGTAGCAGGGGATGATCTGCACGCCGGTGATGACCCAGATGAGGACGCCGGGGACGCCGGCTGTACCGGCGGTGGTGTCCGTGGCGGTGGCGGCCTTGTTGGCGCGGGCCATGACGGCGCAGGCGAGGAGCGCGAGCTCCCCGGCGGCGAACATCAGGGCCCGCTCGGTGCTGTCGACCATGCCGAGGCGCTCCCCGGCGAACCGCCAGGACGTGTCGCCGGAATAGGCGGTGCAGACGAGGGCGCCCGCCCCGGCGACGAGGACGGGGCCGGGCGGCCAGGTGATGGCGCGGACCGTACGGATGGTGGCCCACAGGGCGGCGCCGACGACGGCGAGGGCGGCCGCGGTGATGCCGGCGGTCGGCCAGGGGTGGTCGACCGCCCAGGTGATGAGCGAGTGGGTAGGCACGTGCTCCTCCGGGAGCGTGGGCCGGCCGGGCGCGGTGGTGCGCCTCCAGGCCGGGGTGATCAGGCGGAGGCGTTGCCGTCGATGCGCGCGTAGACGAGCGCGGCGCGCGCCTGGCCCTCGCGCGGATGGGCGCTGGTGTACGCCTCGGCGGCTTCGCGCTGGAGCTCGGCGACGCGTTCGGCGCGGGTCGACCGTCCGGCGCGGGCGCGGAGGAGGAGCGCGTACTCGCCGCGGGTGATGGTCCGGTCGTCGAGGCGGGGCATCTGCCGGAGCAGGGCCCGCTCGACGGCGCCCGCCATCTCGGTGCCGTAGCCGTGTTCGGCCTCGGCGTACTGCCGGGCGTAGGCGAGCCGGTTGACCTCGCGCATCGCGGCACTCGGCAGGTTGCCGGTGAGCCGGTCGGCGATGCGGGTGAGGAGCTGGCGGATATCGCCGGCCTCCTCGATGGCGAGGGTCTGGCGGAGGGCTTCGTCGGGCTGGGTGAGCTGGGTAGGGTCGGGCACGGTCATACCTCCTGGTTGAGACAGGCGGGATGGCTGGCCCCGGGCGGAGGTTCGCAGCTCTGCCCGGGGCCGTTGTGTTGGCGAGTACGACCGTACTGACTTCCTTGCCATATGGCAATGAGGTCGTGGAGGATGGTGCCCTGTGGCCGTGGATGAAGGAGGGCCCGAGATGCTGAGTTTCCGGGAGCTGGCCCGGCGGCTGGTGGCTGATGGGGTGGTGGAGAAGATCACTCATCAGCGGATTTCACAGCTGGCCAAGGCGGACGAGGGGTTCCCGCCGGTGGTGCAGATCGGGCGGTCGAGTGCGGTGGACTACCGGGCGGCGCGGCCGTATTTCGCGGGTCGGAAGTCGAGGCAGGGGCAGCGGACCGATTTGGTGGGGCGTGCTGAGGGCGAGCAGGCTCCCCCGCAGTCGTAGACTCGAACACATGAACGAACGGGAGGTCTCGCGCCTCGACCTGCTCCGCTTCTTGGAGCGCGTCCAGGAGCGGGACCTCGCCCGCACTCGCGGCTGGATCAAGGCGGAGGAACAGCGCCTAGCGGAGCTCGCAAACCGCCGGCCACCACCCCCACCCCCGGACTACGTTGTGCAGCACGGCCTCGGGCGCGGCCCAGCCATCGTCCATCAGGGGTTCTGCGAGCCACAGGCCGCCCGGGTACGCGCGATTTCGGCGGACGAAGCCCGACGCCTGCTCAGCGCGGACGCCGGACTCGCCTGTCAGCTGTGCAGGCCCGACACCGCCCTCGGATTGCTGTGACCTCGTTGGCGCGGATTCCTGAGACACCGCCAGCGCGTCTTGAGTAATGTCCGGCCATGGACTGGGGAGATGCATTCGCGGGACTCGCCTGCGTGATTGCGGCCGGAGCCCTCGTGGTCAGCATGCTGGCCCGCCGCGACGGCAAGAAGTCGGCCAACGCCGCCACAGCCTCTGTTTCTGAAGCTCGGAGATCAGCCGACGCAGCAGAGGCGTCAGTAAGCGAGGCAAGGAGGTCGGGCGACGCGGCTGAGAGGTCAGCCGTCGCCGCAGAAGAGTCGCTGGCCGAGCAGCGCCGTGAGGCGAGAGAGCGTCGAGAGGCTGAGGAAGAGGCGAACCGACCTAGGCCATCCTTCGTCTTGGAGCACAAGGCTGGCCATACCTTCCGGCTTCGCAATGTCGGAACGGGTGGGACGACGGGCATCAACTTGGTTGCGAGAGCAGAGCCCTACCTTTTCGATAGTCTCGCGAACGAGGAGTTGGTTCCGGGCGAGGCCGTTTCGTTCCGTATGGCTGGCGCTATGGGAAGACCTATTCCTGGAACCTTGTACGTGACGTGGGACGGGCAGAGCGATCCTGTTGCTCTGCCCGTCCCAAATCATTGAGGTCAGCCCTGATTGCCGAGCGGCATCAGGCGGGCTGCCTGCTGGATGCGCAGTGCGATCCGTGTTGCTGCGAGGAAGCGCCGCGCTGCTGCGCCCGTGAGGTGGGCGGGCAAGGGCCGGGGGTGTCCATTGTCGAGAACGAAACTGGCCTTGTGCGGTAGCGGCCGTACTTGCGCCCCGGCGTAGCAGTCGTTCCAGCTGACGAAGTGGCCGGATGGCGGACAGGCCAAATCGGCGTGGACGGCGGCCAGCAGGTGGTGTGTGGCTTCCGGGTTGTGCCCGCCGAGTTCGGCCTCATAGGGCTCGGAAAGCTTGCGTGCGATGAATTGCGCGGCGGTGACGCGACCGTAGGGCATGACGTTTCCATTCCAGTCAGGCCCCGCGCCTGTTTGAACTGTAAGGCACGGGACTGACATTCGTCCTACGCTGCCCAGGTCCGCCCGCAGCCCGTGCACCGAACGACCGGGGCCGCCCCTGCTCCTCCGTGCATGTCGAGCGGGCCGGCGCACACAGGGCAGAGCACGGCGAGACGTACGCGGCCGTCCCCGACGTCGAGCGCGCGCTCGACCAGCTCGGCGGAGGCCCTGGCGACGACGGCGATGCGGTGCTGCTCGGCGTCGGTGAGCGTGCGCCAGGGGCCTCGTACGCCCTGCGTGCGGGCGAGGAGCCAGAGGGCGGCGAGTGGGGCGGTGCGCTGCTCCCCGGTGTACCGCCACCTCCTCGGGTTTTTCGACTCGCGGAGCGCCAGCTGGTTGCGGCGAACGTCGTCGGCCTGGGCGGTACGGCGCGCGCGCGGGTCGTCCGGCCACGAGCGGCGCGGCGGGGCGGGGGTGATCGGGGCGTGTTGGACGGCGGCCGCGATCTGGTCGGCGAGCTCCAGCAGGCCGGCCTCGACGGTGACCATGGTGTCGAGGACGTCGAGGCGGAGGGGGGCGGCGGTCCAGCCGGGCTGGGCGGGGTCGCGTTCGAGGGCGCGGAGGGCTTCGGCTCGCCAGGTGGCGGCTTCGGCCTGCTCGTCGTCCTGGTCGCGGCGGCTGATGGTGGCGATGCCCATGGTGGGGGGCCAGGTGGTGCCGCGGGTGGCGAGGTGTTCGCGGAGGTCGCGCCAGTGGTGGGCGATGGTGAAGAGGTGGCGCTCGGTGGCGGTGGTGCGGGTGTTGGTGGTGGTCATCGGGCGCTCCGGGGTGCGGTGGGGCGTAGCCTGGTGATCACCTGGGGGCGCATCCGGTCTTGGCGGACGGTGGATGCGCCCCTGCTGCATGCTCAGCGGCGGCGGGGTGTGGCGGTCGGCTCGGTCCGGCCGGTGGGCCAGGGCAGGGCAAGTCCGTCGTTCTCGGCGCGGGGCACGAGGTGGACGTGCAGGTGGAAGACGGATTGGGTCGCGGCCCGACCTCGGCTGGTGATCAGGTTCATCGCGCCGGCCGGGAAGTCGCCCGCGAGCTCTGCGGCTCGCTTCATCACGGACGCCGATACGGCGGGATCGGTGACGAAGTCCGTCACGTGCGTCTTGGAGATGACGAGGGTGTGGCCTTCGACGACGGGGTCGAGGGGGACGATCGCGATGGCGTCGGACCACTCGTGCACGAAGGTGGCGGGTGCGCGGCCGAGGTTGATCTCGCAGAAGGGGCAGTCGGGCATCAGCCGGTCAGGCAACAGCCCTGCGGCCCGTCGGCACTCCATGGGGGAACGCTGTGTCACGACGTCGCCTCCGTTGCCCTCGGGGCCGGCGCTTCGTGGTTGCCGTTGGGCCAGCTCGGCGAGAGCAGGTCGATCACCTGGCTCGGGTTCACGCCCGCGCTGCCGGACGCGACGGTATACGCGCGCATCTGGTCGACGGCGCGCTTGATCGCGGTCTCGGCCCGGTCGGCGCGGGCGCGCTGCTCGTCGGCGTCGCACGGCTCCATCACCGTGCCAGTGCACTGCGCAACGGTCTCGTCGATCAGGTTGACCACGTAGTCGGCGGCGAAGTCGTTTCCCTTCGCGCGGTTCATGCCGCACCGGAGGAGGTGCAGCGCCCGCCGCAGGCCGTCGCGCTCCTTCTCAGCGTCGTCCGCCCGGCGCTTCTCGGCGAGGTACTCCTTGAACTCGTCGACGACGGCCTGGTCGCCGGGGCTGAGTACGGTGCGCGGGTCGTTGCCGCAGCGGCCGATGGGCTTCGGGTCAGTCATGTCGTGTTCCTCGAAGGTGAGTTGGTGGGATCCGGCGGTGCCGTGACCGCCGGTGAACTTGCGGGCGCAGGTGGGGCCGATGCCGGCCGCCCTCGACTCGGCGTCGTGGAGCGGCCGGTTGCACACCCCGCAGGTGTCGGTCACAGGGCCAGCGACCCGGTCCAGGTCGCGAGCTCCTCGGCCGCCGCTCCGTTCGCTTTGACCAGCTGCTCGCGGTCGCGCAGCAGGTCCTGTACGGCGGCCCAGCAGTCGATCGAGTCGGACGTCGGGGCGAGACTGCGGATCTCGGAGAGCCGCTCCGGGGTCAGGTCAGACACCGGCGGTCTCCCGGGCCCGGGCCGCCGCGCGCTGCTCGGACTTGCACCGGGCGCAATACGACGTCCCGTCCTCCTCGAACTTGCCCTGCACGGCCTGGTCGTGGCCGTGTGCGCAGCGCTCGGGCCGGGCGGTGCCGCCGGTCAGGTACCGGAGCTGTTCGCGGGCCTTCTGCCGTCCGGGCTCGTCCTCGACGTGGTCGGGGGCGACGCAGTGGTGGTAGTCGCACTCGGGCAGGACGTAGCCGACGGGGGTACGGCCGGTGCGGATGCGGAAGGCGACGGAGGCCGCGGTGACGACGGTGCCTCGGTATGCGAGGACAGGTGTCCCGGAGCTGCTGCCCTTGGAGCCGGTCCAGTGAACGTGCCCGCCGTCGACCTTGCGCGTCTTGGTAGCCCACTTCTCTTCGAGGGTGGGGCGTTGTGGCTGGTAGGCCGGGAGGCCGATGGTGCGGCGGATGCGGGCGACGCGGTGCTTGTCGACGCGGAGTTTCTGGACTACGGCGTTGTTGGAGACGCCGGTGCGGAGGAGCTCGGTGATGTCTTCGTCGGAGGCGTTCATCGGCCGTCCCCCTTCACGATGGCCTCGATGAGGGTGTGGTCGGCGGTGACCGTGACCTGGGTGTCCTCGTCGTCGTGGACGAGGCGCCACCGGTTCGCGGACCGGTCCCATTCGATGTGCTGGTCGCCCGCGCTGTTGGCGATGTGGCCGTCGGGTTCGATGTGGAACGGGATCTCGGCGTCGACCAATGCGTTGAGGCCGTCGACCGCGCGCTGCCACGGGCCGTCTTCGGGAAGGCCGAGAGCGGCGCGGGCGGCGGGCGACTGGCCGCTGGTGGCGGTGAGCAGCTGCTCGGCCAAGACTGCGACGGTACGGCGCTCGGTGTGGGCGGCCTTGCGCCAGCGGACCACGTTGTCGAGGGCCCGGTCGAGGCGGCGCCTCAGGTCCTCGTACCGGCGGCGGCCGAGTGGCTGGCGCCCACGGTCCTCGGTCCACCACCGGATCAGTTCGAGGGCCTGGGCGTGGTCCTCGGGGGTGATGGACTGGAGGAAGGTGTCGGCGAGGCGTTCGCGGAAGGTGTCGCCCATGCCGGAGCCCCAGAGGGTCCAGTCGATGAGGGACCAGAGTTCGTCGGGGTGCTGGATGGGGCGCGGCGCGGCGGCCGTCTGCTCGGCGGCGAGGGCGGCCCGGATGGTGGCGATGTGGGCGTCGATCTCGTCGCGGAGGTTCTGCTCGGCGCGGTCAAGGGCGGCTTGGTTGCCCTGGAGAAGGCCCTGGGTGAGGCCGAGCCGTGCCTGGAGGCCGATGGTCTTGTGCTGCTCGGCGCGGAGGCGGCGGGTGGTGGTGAGTCCGAACATGGTGGGTGCTCCTGGCGGTGTGCCGGGGGCGGGCCCTCGCGTAGGGCCCCAAGTCCGGTCGTACGGAGGGGTGGGTCAGGCCTTGCGGGTGATGGAGTCCATGTACCTGGCCATGACGAGGTTGTGGCGGGCGTCCTCGATCGCGTTGTGGTGGCCGGCCTCCTGCTTCGGCAGGTCAGCCGGGGTCAGGCCGAGGCGCTTGGCCTCGGTGACCAGGTCGTCGGTCTGCATGGGCAGACCAGCGGGGAGGTTGGACATGGGGCCGAAGAGCTGGGCGTACGCGACGTGGTCGTACGCGGAGTAGTAGGCCCAGAGCTGCGGGTCCGGGGTCTCCAGGATGAACCGCTGGACCATGCGGGCGATCTGGGCGCGGGGGTGGACGTCGGGGTCGGTGACGTCGATGCGGTCCATGCCGCGCTGCCCGGGCGGGTTCTTCAGGATCGGCAGGGACGGCCAGACGTTGGCCATGAGCCAGCCGTGCCGGCGGACGGCGCCCTGGTCGAACTGGGAGGACACGGCGTAGAGCTCGCGGCCGTCCTCGGCAACCATGCCGATGCTGATCAGGTCGATGGTCCGGCCGTCGTCGAGGAACTCGGTGTCGTAGAAGATGCGCATGGTGGTGCCCTTCAGCGGTTGCGGATGATGCCGGCGGCGCGGGCGGCGGTGAGCCACTGGCCGTACTGGGCGGTGATGCCGTCGTACAGGTCGGCGTCCGGCACGGCGCGCGGGTCGCGGGCGTGGAAGAACGATGCGTTGTCGACGGCGCGGCCGGGCAGGTCGTCGAGGCCCTCCAGGAAGTCGATGCGGTTCCCGAAGCCGATGAAGGCCCAGAAGATCGGGAGGTGGCTGGCCTCGCGGAGTGCCTGCTCGGCGAGGGACGGGTGGTCGGGTTCGCCGTCGGACTGGAAGATCACGAGCGAGGGGGCGGCGTTTTCGTGGCCGAACTCCTTGACGATGTACTCGATCGCCAGGGCGTAGTCCGTCGTTCCCCAGCCCGCCCGGGTGTGGGTGGCGTCGATGATCCCCGTGTAGTTGTCGAGTCGGGCCTCCTCGACTTCCTCGACCTGGTGGTTGAAGTAGATGACGGGGACGGTGCCGTCGTCGTCGAGGTTGGTGGAGAGGCCGAGGGCCTGTTCGGCGAGGTGCTGCACGCTGCCGTTGGCGTAGAAGCGCTGCATGCTGCCGGAGTGGTCGAGGACGAGGTAGACGGCGGCCTTCTCGTGGGCCAGGCCGTGCTTCTCCAGGGAGACGGCGGCGGTCTTGGCGAGGCTGACGAGGCCGGGGGCCTGCTTGGCGAGGTCGATCATGATTGCTGCTCCTTGATGGTCAGGTGGTGACGGGTGCGGTGCGGCGTACGGCTTTGAAGGGGCGGGCTGCTTCGCGGAGACGGCGGCGTGTGTCGTTGCCCCCGCCGTTGTGCCACCAGAGGTAGGCGTAGATCGCGGTGCCGACCGCTTGGATGATGGTGGTGGACGGTTCCTGGTCGGCAGCGATGCGCCAGATCGTCAGCAGGGCGCTGGCGACAGCGATCGCTGCGTAGGCGTTCTTGCTGGGCCGTACGAAGACCACGTACGCCGCCGCAGCGGTGAGAAGTAGTCCGGCGATGCCGAGGATGACGCTCATCAGGTGGGCTCCTGGGTGGTCTTCGGTACGGGCAGTTGGTCGAGGGCGTCGCCGATGTCGTCGGCGATCTGGCGCCAGCGGGCGGCGAGCTTGGGGGCGGTGGTGTCGCGGGCCTGGGCGGCGACGAGGAGCGCCTCGACGATCTCCGAGGCCTCGGCCGGCCCGCCGGGGAGGCGGAGGAGGGCGGCCATCAGAACGGGGGCTCGTCGCTGTGGCCGCGGGCGTTGTCGATGGCCCAGGGGTCGTCGGCCGGGGGCTGGGTCGGGCGGGTCTGCTGGGGTCGGCCCTGCTGGGCCTGCCCGCGCGGCTGCACGCCTCCCTGCCCGCCGTTCTGGCCGGACGTGACCTTTGTGACCTTGGCGGTGGCGAACGCGAGGTTGGGGGCGATGGAGCGGATCAGCAGGGCGGTCCGCTCGTGCTTCACCCCGTCCTTCTCCCAGCTCTCCGTACGGAGCTCCCCCGTGACGATCACCTCCATGCCACGCTCCAGGGTCTCGGCGGCGTTCTCCGCCAGGCGCTCCCACGCCGTCCCTCGGACGTACAGGACGTCGCCGTCCTCCCACTCCTGGGTCTGGCGGTTCAGCCGGCGCGAGTTGAACGCGAGCGGGATCGAGGCGACAGCCTTCGAGGACGGGGTGAAGCGAAGCTCCGGGTCGTTCGTGAGGCGGCCGACGCCGGTCATGGTGGGCAGAGCCATGTGATCTTCCTGTTCTCCCTGCGCGCGTAACCGGGGCGAACCGGTTCACGCGGTGGGCACTCGTCGGGGTTGTTGGGGTTCAGTCGCGGTTGTCGGCGATGAGTCTGTGGAGCCAGGCGGCGTCCTCGGGACTGACGTGCTGTCCGGCGGCGGGCTGGACGATGAGGTGGGTGGGCTGGCCGTCCGAGTCGCGCTGGTCGCCGACGCGGACGCTCCAGGCGCAGCGGGTGGGTGTGCCATGGCCGTCGATGCAGAACATGCAGCGGAGGTCGGGGTCGACGGCGGCGGTGGGGTTGTCGAGCCAGACGATGCGGGTGTGTCCGCCGTGGCCGTGGATTGCTTCGGCGTCGTCGATGCGGTCCCAGTGGACCGTCGAAGCGCGCTCGCCGCGCCAGCGGAGGGTGGCGGTGCCGTCGGGCCAGAGGACGCCGTCGGCGACGCGGCCGGTGCCGGATGCGCCGGTGACGTCCACGTTGCGCTGGAGGTAGAAGCGGCGGGGGGTGTCGGTCATGGGGCTGTCCTTCGCTTGTGGGTCAGGTTGGGGAGGTTGGTCCAGGTGCCGGTGATGAGGCCGGTGGTGATCGCGACGAGGGCGACGTACGCGAGGACGATCACTGGGGGCGGTTGTTGATGGCGGTGGCGAGCTTGTGGGCGGCCTGATGGATCGCCTGGCGGTTGTCGAGTTCGGGGCCGCTGTCCTCGGCGATCTCGTGGAGGAGGTCGGCGAGGTGGCGGCCGACGCCGGGGTGCATGAGGGCGATGTAGTCGGCGTTGGCGCCGTTGCTCATGGGTTCGTCGACGACGCGGATGGGCGGGTGGTTCTCGTGGTCGGGGCCAGCGTGGACGAGCCGGTCGCCGTGGCACATGGAGAGCCAGGGGGCCTTGGTGAGTTCGGGTTCGTCGAGGTGGGCTTCGAGGTCGAGGACGGCGTCGCGGATCTCGTCTTCGGGGTCTCGGGGGCCGCAGTCGGGGGCGGTGCACTTCTCGCGGGTGCCGACGTGGGTGCTGAGTCCGCCGTGGTCGGGGTCAGGGCCCTGGTGGGTGGTTTCGGGGACACCGAAGACAGCGGCGTTGGAGATGCCGTTCGCCGTGGCCTTCTCGGCGGTGAGCCCCAGCGTGGCCTGCGCGGACCTCTTCCGGGCGAGGCCGAGGAGGACGTCATGGCCGATGGCGCGCTCGTGCTCCATGAACTCGTCGTCCGGCGGCGGGATGGTCTGGTCGGTCATCGGTTCTTCTTCCGTCGGTGGTCGGAGAGTCGGGTGACTCCGATGGGGAGGGCGGTCTGTTCCTGGCGGGTGGGGCAGGTGGCGATGTGGGGGAGGTGGAGGCGTTCCCAGCCGGTCAGGGGGAGGTCGGCGGTGGGGCGGCGGGAGCGGAGGGTGCCGTTGGCGTCGCGCCAGACGGCGGCGTTCCCGGTCGGGTCTGGGTCGGGATCGACGGCGAGGTTCCGGCCGGCTTCGGTACGGGTCCAGCGGATCGGTTTCCGGCAGTCGGGGCAGTAGGTGGCTGGTGGGGCCATGGCGGGGTCCTGTGGGTGGCGGTGTGGGTGGTGTCGGCCTCGGTGATGCGCTCGGGGTGGGGTGTGGCGAGCGGGATGCGTACGGCGACGGGGGTGGTGAAGCAGGCGTGTCCGGGGGCGGCGGCGCAGACGGGGCAGGTGGTGGTCTGGATGACCCAGGTGATGCGGCGGACATCGTGGGTGCGGTTGCGCCAGACGACGCCGGTGGCGCGGTTGGAGCAGAGCTCGCCGGTAGGGGCTTCGCACCAGGAGCAGCGGACAGCGAGCTGGGGGAAGCGGGCGGTGCGCATCAGGAGGGCTCCTCGGTGGCGTCGTGTTGGGCGAGGGCGGCAGCGGAAGCCGCGCGGATGCGGTCTTCAGCAGCGCGGGCCTCGTCGGGGTCCAGCGGGGGGAGGCCGGCGGCGCGGCGCCGGGCGTCGTCGAGACGGGCGGGGTGTACGTCGCGCATCCGGCGGCCTCGGACGGTGCAGCTGTTCCCGGGGAGGGCCTGGCAGGCACGGCAGGGGATGGCGCGGGGGTTGACGACGCCTTCGCGGGCGGTGGGGGTGGCTTGGCCGACGGCGGCCCGTACGGCGGCGACACGGTTGGTGTAGGGGCCGGGTTCGCCGGGCGGGAGGGCGAGCCGGTCGGCGGTACCGAGGGCGGCGGAGGGCGTACGGGCCGGGAGCTGGCCGTCGGCGGCGGCCCGGATGAGGGCGCGGTGGGACGCGGCGGACTGGGCGCCGGTCTCGTCGGGGTTGCCGTCGTAGACGACGTGCGCCAGTTCGATGCGCTCTTCGCGGCGGGCCTTGATCTCGTCGACGATCTCGGCGGGGCTGATCCAGGGCTGACGGCGGGCTACGGCGATGACGGCGGTACGGGCTTCGTCGACCGCGTACGGCTTGAGGATCTCGCCCCAGACGTCAGGGGTGAACTCGCCGAACTTCTGCGCGGGGCAGGCCGCGGCGACGTACTCGGCGATCTGAACCGCTTCTTCTTCGGTCACGGGGTCTGTCCTTCCTGGTGCTGGGCGGCGCGGGCGGCGGCGCGGGCGCGGGCCCGGTCGAAAACGGTTTCGCCGGGGGGCAGGCCGGGACGCTGTGGCGTCGAACCGGCGTTCATGACCTCGTTGACGACGCTGGGGAGCGTGGAGGGGTGGAGGCCGCGGTCCATCCATCGGCGGATGCTGCGCCGGATGTCGTCCGGGGCGATGCGGTCCTCGTCTAGGAGGACGCGGATCTCCTTGGCCATCTGGCCGATGACGCGGGACGGGGGGCGGGCGGGGCAGCGCTCCAGCCACTCGCCGACGATCGTCTGCGCGGTGACCGGCTCCGGTTCCTCGTCCGCAGGTTCCTCGAGGACCTCGGCATCGACGACGTCGCCTGGGGCGTCTTCTGTGTCACCGGGGGGTGGTGTGGCGGCCGGTGCGAAAGCGGCTGCGGGACAGGGGAACGGTTCCTGGTGGTTGGACTGGTGGTTGTTGGTGGTTAGGGGGGCACTGAGTGCGTGACATTCGGACGCAGAGTGCGTGACATCACGCACTTCGAGTGCGTGACTCACGGACGCAGAGTGCGTGACATCCCCTTCTGTCACGTCGCCTGAGTGCGTGACATCGGGCTCTGTCACGGACTCTGAGTGCGTGACGGTCACGGACTCGGGAGGCGTGACACGCTTCGAGCGGGACCGACGCTGACGCTCCGCTGCCTGCTTCTTCGCATCCTCCGCCTCTGCCTCCAGCTCCGCCCAGTCGAAGGCCGGCCGCCGCAGGTGCAGCTGGAGCCGCCACCTGCGGCGCCCGTTCACCGACCCGTCGCTCTTGATGAGCCCGCCGGTCTCCAGGCGGCGAAGCGCCCGCTGGATGGTCCGCTCGTCGTACCCGGTGCGGTACTGGATCCGCAGGTGCGACGGGTGGGAGCTGGAGCCGTCCGGGCGGGCGTGCTCGGCGAGGACCTGGAGGACGTGACGAGCCGTGCTGTCGGGCCGACCCTTGTCGGTACGCAGCATGGGGGCGTCGTCCATCGCCCACGTCACGGCCTCTGTGCTCACGGCTCGCCTTCGAAGTTGGTGCGGGGTGCGGCCGGGGTCACCGGCCGCACCATGAGGGGTGGATCAGGCGTGCGCGGGCACGGGGGCCAGCGGGAAGCTCCAGGCGCTGTGGCCGTCGGGCATGACGACCTCCCAGGGGCCCCGGAACAGGCCGTAGGCGGCCCAGTCGCAGCCGCGGGAGCTGCCCTGGCCCAGAGCGCCGAGGGTCCGACCGATGCACTCCTGGCCCAGGAGGTCGGAGGCGATGACGGGTACGCCCTTGCGCTCCCGGGGGTGCTCGTCCAGGGCGGCGCTGAAGTCCTGCCCGGTGGCGGTGTCGCCGCACGTCGGGCACTGGAAGGCCCAGGCCATGGGGTTCTTGCCGAACTTCTCGACGGCTTCGGCGAGGAAGTCGGCATGGGTGATCTTGCGGTAGTCGCTCATGAAGAGGTGTCCGTTCTGGCGGGTGTGCGGACGGCTTGTTGCGCTGCTCTGTAGGTGTGGGCGGAGGCTCGGCGCTTGCCGGAGGCGACCGCCCGCTGGTCGAAGAGCGCGGAGGCGCTTTGGGGTGAGGGGGTGGTCCAGGCGCCCGCCGGCCAACCGGGGCCGGGTGGCGGTTCCGGTTGCCCCTGGAGGGCTGATGGGGTGTGGGACGGACACCGGAGGCCAGGCAGGTAGCGGCGGACCTCGTCGAGCGCGCGGCAGTACCGGCGGTCAGCGCCGATCCAGTGCGTGCACTCGGGCGGGGTCTCCGTCACCGTGCTGTCCTTCCGGGGTGGGGGTGGTGGCCGGGTGCGCGGACGGAGCGGGAGGTCGCGTCCGCGCACCCGGAGTCAGGCGGCGCGGCCCTTCTGCCGCTTGCCGCGCTCGACGAGGTAGGCCCGGTCGAGGCCGGTCAGCCCGCCCCGGACGCCGAACCGGTAGTCCCGGCCGGTGCCCTCCTCTTCGATGAGCGCCGTGGAGAGGCACTCGACGCGGACGACGCAGCGGGCGCACACCCCCTTCGCGCGCTCCGTGGCCGCGACGGCCTCGGAGCCGATCTCGCGGTCGCGGAACCACTCCTCGGTGTCCGCGCCCCTGCACGCCCGCCGGATGTCCGTGCTCATCGGGTGCCGTCCTCTCCGGTGTGGATCGGAGCGTCGGGCCAGATGCCCCAGCAGTCGATGAGGTCGGCGGACGGGCCGCCGGGCTCGGTCTCGATGTCCGCGGTGGCGATGGCGGCACGAAGGCGGTCGAGGCCGACGGCGAGGGTGTCCTCGGAGGTGAGGGAGACGTACGCGATGCGGAACAGGACGCCCGCTCCCGCGATCACGGCGGCCCAGGCGGCGACGAGGCCGATGACGACCCACTCGACGATGCTCATGCGCTCACCGCCGTGATGGTGTCGACCCAGGCGAGGGCTTCGGCGTCGAGTCGCTGGCGGGCCCGGGTGACGGCGACGTACGCGAGGCGGCCCTCCTCACGCGGGAGGAGGATGTGCCCCGACTTCGGGTCCGGCTTCGGGGCCCGGAAGTCGCTGTGAATCCGGACGGCGGGCCACTCGCGGCCCTTCGCCTTGTGCGCGGTCGAGACGACGAGCTCGGCGCGGTTCTCGGAGACCAGTGCGTCGGCCGCCTTGAGGATGGGGCCGGTGCCGTGCTCGTTGATCAGCTTCACGAGCACCTTGAGCGAGCCGTCCTCCTCCTCGGCGTACTCGCACACCGCGTCCCAGGACGGGAAGCCCATGAGCTCGGGGTGGTCGGTCGGCTGCCCGGCCTGGAGCGCTTCGGCGGCCCAGGCGAGGGCCTTGATGTCCCCGCCTCCGCCGACGAGCGCGACCTTCCGGCCGGCGGCCAGGCCCTCCATCACGATGCCCATGGCACCGCTGTTGCTGCGGCAGAGGATCGCGTCCGGGCTGCTGACGGGGCCGACGGTGGAGTCGGCCTGGTCGTAGCCGGTAAGGCGGAGGGGTGCGTCGATGACGCGGAGCCAGCGGTTGGCCTCGGCGGCGATGGCCGGGCCGAACCGGAAGGACTGGGAGAGCGTCAGCTCGGGTGCACCCAGGGTCCGTACGAACTTCTGGAGGGCGTCGTTCGCGCCGCGCCAGCTGTAGATCTGCTGGGCGGAGTCGCCGACCGCGATCCGCTGGGCGTGGTCCTGGTCCAGGAGCACCGCGCTGAGGACGTCGTTGGTGTCCTGAGCCTCATCGAGGAGTACCACGTCCGTGGCCAGCTTCGGGCCGCTGAGCGCCCACATCTTCAGGTAGTGGTCATGGGACAGCTTCAGCACGCCGGTCTCGTCGGTCAGGTCGGCCCACGAGGCGAGCGCCACGGGCAGGACGAGGGCGAGGAGCTCGGTGCGGGGCTGCTCGCCGGAGAGCCCGTCGTACTGCGGGACGTGCCACTTCCGGATCTCGGGGTCGGCGCTGTGGCACCAGCGGGTGATCGTGTCGAGCGCCGCCCGCATGATGATCTTGCCGGTCATGGGCTTCCGGGGCCCGGTGTCGGTCGGGATCGACGGCGTGGAACCGATGATGCCGAGGATGCGCTTCACGTCGATTGCCTGTGCGGCGGCGTGGGCGGTCTGCCGGGGCAAGTTCAGCCGGGGCAGGTGCCTCGTGTCGAAGGCGAGCGCGTGGCCGGTCTTGCACAGCACCGTCGCCGGGAAGCTCCGCGACGCGTCGGCTGCGATGGCCTTGTTGTACGCGACGTACGTCATGTTCCGGCGCGGGTCCGACTTCGCGATCATGTTCAGCGTCGAGCTCTTTCCGCAGCCTGCGCCGGCCTGGAGTACGAGGTCGATGCCGTCGCCGTAGGTGTCGATGGCGTCGCGCTGCTCGGGGGTGGGGTCCACCACTGGGTGTCCCTCCTCTCTGGGGTGGTGCGGGCCCGGCCGGGAGTCGGCGGCCGGGCCCGCAGTCAGTGGTGGATCAGGCGGAAACGGGCTGCTTGGCGAACTCGTCTTCGAGGCCCTGGACCATCGCGGCGAACTCGTCGGCCGGGTTGTCGAAGTCGCCGTACGCGGTGAGGGTGTCGAGAAGGGTCGCGGCCTCGTCGAAGGTCAGCTCGTTCGCGGTGGCGACCTGGCGGCCGATGATGAGGCCGGTGGCGCGGAGCCGTTCCTCGCGCTGGTCCTTCGCGCCGAGGCCGACCTTGGCGAAGCAGGCGTGCATCATCCGCATCTGCGGAGCCGACACCGGCGAGGAGCCGGAGGCAGCGGGCTGCCGGTCCGGGCCGGTCGCCCCCTCGGGGGCGACCGCGTCGGAGGCGGAGTACGGGGCGGGCCCGGCCGGAGTCGGCTCCGGCGAGGGAGCTGACGGCGCGGCGGGCTGCGGATTGAGCGCCGCCCCGTACTCCGCGATCAGCTCGCCCAGCTTCCCGGGCCTCCCCGTCTTCGGGTGGAGAAGATCCGCACCGAGGAGGTTCCGGGCCTTGGCCCGCGCGTGGAGCTCCAGCGCCCGGGGGTACGTCAGGGTGTCCGCAACCAGCTCGTCCGCGATGGCCTGGACAGGGTCGACGCCCTGGCCGAGTTGCTCCAGGATCACCTCGGCGAAGTCCTCGCCCGGGTGGTGCACGCTGGCGTTGTAGAGGGGCTCGTACCGGGTCTTGGTAACGGTCCCCGTGCCCTCGATCATGTCGATCACGACGTCGAACTCGTACTCCGAGCCCTCACGCTGGACGGTCTTCACGCCGACCTTCGTGACGTTCTTGCCCTCCATCGAGTAGTCGTTCTTCGTCCGCATCGAGACGATCACGTGGCCGGGGAAGTTCAACAGGGCGTCCAGCATGTCCTGTTCGAGGTCGTTGACCGGAGCCCAGGCGGTGAACTTCCCGCCCCGGTTCGAGGCCTTCTTCGACTCCTCCTCAACGCGGGCGAGGAGACCGCCCTTGCCCGCCCAGAAGTGGGACCAGGAGTCGACGAAGAGGACGGCGATCCGTGCTTCCTCGGCGGCGCGGACGGCCGCGATCAGGTTCTCGGGGGAGCAGAACGCCATGGGCAGGTGCATGAACTCGTGGCCGCCGAGGTCGGGGCGGCCCGGGACGGGGGCGTACTTCAGGGCCGAGCCGCGCTCGGTGTCGATGACGCCGATCGCGCCGCCGTTCGCGAACTTCTCGGCGAAGCGGAGGCCGGTCTTGGTCTTGCCGGAGCCGCCGGGGCCCTGGAGGGCGATCCGGGCCCGCGCGGTTTCACGGGTGGCGGGGGCGAAGGAGAAGTTCACGTGGTGCTCCGGGGGTCGCGCTGCTGCGGGGTGGTGGTGAGGCGGCCGGTCGTGGTGGCGGTGATGACCCACTGGGCGGCGTCGCGGACCGCGCCGAACCGGGCGGTACGGCGGCGCTTCACCCCGTTGGAGTCGGTCGGCTTCTGGCCGTACGTCTCGGTGGCGCGGGCGAGGAGGCCGGCGGACAGCTCCGCCCCCGTCTCGCTCCGGAGCTCGCCAAGGAGGTGCGCGGCCTCGGTGGCGGACATGCCGCCCTTGACAAGGCCCTGGTAAACCCGGGAGTAGGCGCTCATCCGCGCTCACCCCGCTTCACGCCCGCGACCTCGTACCAGGCGGCGAACTCGCCGCCGCCCATGCCCGGCTCGGAACCGTCCACGGCGGCCTGCATGGCCGTCGCGGCGGCGAGGGCGAGCGTGGCGTGCACCTGCGCCTCGGTGGCGAGCGCGGCCCCGACGACCGGGTCGCCCCCGTCGCCGTAGGTGAAGTGGTGGGCGCGCTCGGCAAGCCACTCGGCCTCGCGGTAGTGCTGGGGACCGTTCACCGGACACCTCCGACGCGGATTTCGGCGAGAGCGGACCCGTACGCGGCGCAGTCCCAGGAGCAGAACAGGCGCTTCGGCTCCGTGGACCCGACCACCTCGATCACGACCCAGCCGGGGATGCGGCGCACCCCGCCGGGCTGGGCGCCGCACCCGGTGGTCGCGCACCGGGCGGTCGTCTGCACGTCCCGGGGCTGCTTCGGCTCGCCGATCAGGCCGCCGTTCCACACCTGCGCGGTCGTCTTGGCTGCCATCAGGCACCGCCCTTGGGCTGAGCGAGGAGGAAGTACCGGCCGTCGTCGGGCCCGTGGACGGTGAGGAGGGCGCGGGCGGCGAGCTCGTGGAGGTCGCTCCGGGCGTTGTGGCGGCGGCCGCGCTTCGGGTATCCGAGCTCGGCGTACACCTGCTCCGCGCGCCCGGTCTGCCACCGGGTGCCGGGGTCGGCCTGGATGTGGGCGAGCAGCTGCTGAGCGCGGTAGCTGAGCGCCGGGGCTCCCCAGGTCCCGGCGTCGATGCGGGCGACGATCTCGGCGCGCTCGTCGGCGGCGTCCGCGCACTGCACGCACAGCCAGCCGTCACCGCGCCGGACCCAGCCGCGCTCCTCCGCCTTCGAGGACCACTCTCCGAAACGGCAGCCCTTGGCGGAGCAGCCGAGCATCTCGCCCAGCTCTGCCTGCCTACTCGCCAACCACGCTGGCGTGCGCTCTTCCTCGATCGGAGCGGGCAGCTTCCCCGTCTTGCGCAGCACCTCCAGCCAGTTGGCCGGGTAGGACAGGTGCCGCCACTGGATCTTCATGAACCGCTGGGGACCGCCGTACCCCTTCGTCTCGACCGTCACGTTCACGGCCTGGGCGACGTCGGTGATGCCCGGCAGGTCCGCCCGCACCATGTGGTTGGTGCCCTGCGAGATCAGGCCCGGCTCGTAGTCCTTGGGCAGCCAGCCGCCGATCTGCATGTGGCTGTGCCCGTAGAAGTCAGGGGCCAGCTTGGTCAGCGACCAGTCGGTCAGGGTGACCGCGCCGTCGACCAGTTCGACGGTCGCGGGCATCTTGGCGCCGGTGTGCTCACCGAGCGACGCGCACTCCAGGGCGACCGCGCGGATGCCCTCGACCAGGCGCTCGGCGATGCTCTCCACCGTGGCATCCGGCCCGTACTCCTCGGCCAGGTACTCCGGCGGGCAGGCGCAGAGGATGCCGTCCAGGTCGGCGAAGACGCTCATCCGCGCTCACCGCCCTGCGCGGCCGCGACCGGCTCGGAGACGGGGAGAATCGGGCCGAGCATGTCGACCACGGCGGCCAAGCTGCACCGCTCGGGTCGGCCGTCCTTCGACAGGAGCGGCATCCCCTCCGCCGTGTAGTCGCCGTGGAAGAACCAGGTATCGCCGGTGATGTCCTTCTGGCCGACGGCCAGGTCGTAGACGAGCCCGGCGTGCCGGTACGGGCGGAGGGCCTTCGCCTGGGCGACGAGCTGCACCTCCGGCAGGTCGTACGCCAGCACGCTCACCGGCACGTCGCCGATCGTCGTACGGCCGCACACCACGTAGTCCAGGGCGGTCATCAGCTGGTGTTCGACGATGCCGAGCGTGGCCATCCACCCGTCCCACCGGGACAGCTCGGTGATCTGGAGGCTGATGACGACGGTGTCGCCGTCAGCCCGGACGCCGACGAAGTCCGGCTCGGCGGCGTAGGTGCGACGAGCTGAGTCGGCCAGCTGGCGAGCGCGCTCGCATGCGGCGTCCCAGTCGGACGCCTGCTGCTCCAGCTCCGTCGGCTCGGTCAGCCTGGGTTCGGCGGGTTCGGCCTCGGCGGGCTGGCTGGCCGGTGCGACCGGGGCCCAGCCCTGCGGGGTCCGGCGGAGGACCATGCCGTATGTCCGCTCGGGGTCGACCAGGAGGCCGGCCCCGTCGAGGGCGTGCCCGATGGTGCTCGCGACGTCGCCGTCACCGGCGAGGAGCTCGCGGACCACCGTGATCGCGGCGGGGAGGTTCTTGTTCATGCCGCCACCGCCAGGTGACGCATCGCGGCCAGGCCCCGGTACGTGAGCTGCTTGACGCTGCCCTCGGTCCGGTGCATCGCCGTGGCGGTCTCCGAGATCGACAGCTCGCCGAGGTAGCGGAGCTGGATCGCCGCGTGCTGCTCGGGGGTGAGCGCCAGGAGCGCGACCGACACGGTCTCGGAGGCCTCGAAGGCGGCGAGCTCGCGGAGCCCGTCGTCCTCCGCACTCACGGAGACGGCCTCGGCGTTCAACGCGTCGCCGACCACCACCTCCAGGCGGGTCCTCATGGCCTTGAAGTGGTCGACGATCAGGTTTTTCGCGATCGTCACCAGCCAGGCGGCGACGCTGATGCCCTGCCAGGCGAACGTCTCGATCCGGCGCAGCGCGCGGAGGAACGTCTCGCTGACCAGGTCTTCGGCGAGATACACATCACGAACCCGGCCCCGGATGTACCGGGACACCTCGGCGTGGTGTTCGTTGTAGAGGGTGGCGAATGCCTCCCGGTCGCCGCTGCGGGCGAGGGCGAGGAGCTCCGGCTCCCGTCCCGCCCCCGGCAGGGTGCTGATCTTGGGGCTAGCCTGTGGTTTCACGGCCTGCCTCCCTTTCTCTGGTGTGGTGGTGGGTCGTTCTGGGGTCGTCCGGTACTTGGCGGTGCGGGCGACCCCGCGGTGTGTCAGGCGGAGATCCGGCTGCGCTGCTCGCGCATCCCAGCGAGGACCTCGCGGGGATCGAAGCGGCGAGACCGGCCGACGTAGTGCAAGCCCGGCCAGACGCGGCCGGCCCTTTTCGCCTCTTTGATCTGGCCGTCGATCCACGACATGGACTTCCGCAGGAAGCGGGCCAGTTCGTGCTGGTCCAGCAGCTGATCCGGCAGCGGAGCGGCTGCTTGGGCCGCCGACTTTCCGGGAACAGTAGTCACTGATCTGCTTGTAGATGTAGATTCCACGACCGTGAAGAAGACCGGCTCGAAGAGCATGGTGACCTCCTGGTCGAGGGCCTGGGCGATGAGCTCGGCGGCCCGCTCGGAGCAGTCCTCGCGGGCGCTCTTGCCGGTCCCGGCGATGAATCCGACGTACGCGGGCGAGAGGCCCTTGCCTGTCGGGTCCAGCTCCTTCGTTCGGGCGGCGAGGTGCGGGATGTCTAGCCCGGCCGCCTTTATGGCGGCTCGGAGCGGGGCTCCCTTGTCCAGTCGTCGCATGGTGATCCTCCGGCGCATGGCCGAATAGGGGTCCCGCAGGCCGTTCTGACCTGCAATATCTACAGTCTGCATGTAGATGCATATCTCGTCAAGGGGGCTCACTGGGGGCGAGGGCAAGCCGAGCAGGGGCGCACAGGGGTCTTGCAGGTGCGCCGGTGCGCCGTCAAATACGGGTCAACGTGCTGGGATCTACTTGCGGATGTAGATGCGGATGCACGATTCTTCCTACGTGACTACAGGCCCGAACCACCCCGGCGACCATGCTCGCGCCGCCGAGGACCCCGCCCCTACCGGCGAGGACCTGGCAGCACTCCTCACCCGCCTCCTTGAGGAGACGGGCGACCACACGCAGAAGGAGCTGGCGACGGCCGCCGGTATCCGGTATCCCACCCTCAACGCCTGGATGAACAGGACGCGGGGCACGAGCCGGATCAACCCGGACGACCTCCGCGCGCTGACGAACATCTTGCGCGGCTGGGGTGCCGACGTCGTCCCCCGCCAGCTCTTCGAGGCGGCGGGCCGCCCTGTGCCGGGCCCGACCGACGAGGAGCGGGAGCAGCGCCTCCTCGACATCTATCGACAGCTCCCAACCAAGGGGCAGCGCGCGCTAATTCAGAGCGCTGAAGCCATGCTCGCGGGCGCTCGCGCCTCGTAGCTCTGGGTAAGGGTTGCCTTACAGAGAGGGGAATTAGCTCTTCCGAATGCATATGCGGAAACGCCTTCACGAGCTCCACACACAGGTATACCGTTCAACCTCCGCTGTCCTCCCGTAGCGGCTACCGCACCTATGCGAGCCCTGGGGGATATCTGTGTGCACTCTCATCGCCGTAGCCGACAACGACCAGTCGGAGACCGCCATTTGGGACCCGGACGAGATCACCATCACCGTCCAAGGGGGCACCCACCACCACACCCTGATCAGAGACCTCGCGGCGCTCCTGGCCGACCTCGGCGCACCCACCACCCCCGGCGGCGGCCTCACCTGCTTCTGCGGTGACCCCATCACCATCCCGCAGACCGCCATCGCCGCCGGCCCGCTCTGATCAGGAGTACGCCGTGCTCAAGGCACCCACACAGACGAGCAACCCGCGCCCCAACCCGAGTATGAAGTGCGGCTGCCCGCCGTGCCTCAAGAAGTACCCCCGCAACCCTCGCCCCCCGGTCCCGATCGAGGAACACGCCGGGTCGTGGGAGGCTCGGTACACCGACCCGACCGGCAAGGGCCGCAGCAAGAACTGGCCCACCGAGACACAGGCCATCGAGTTCCTCGAAGAGACCCGCACCGCCATGCGGCACCGCACCTGGATCGACCCCGCCCGCGGCGAGATCAGCACCGGCGCCTGGTGGCGGTTGTGGTGGCCCACCCAGACCGGCGGCGAGATGCGCATCGAGCACTGGACGCAGGCGCAGCTTCGCGACGAGGGCATGTGGCGCAACCACATCAGCCCGACGTTCGCCGGGACGAAGCTCTTCGAGATGGAGTGGCGGGAGATCCAGCTCTGGGTCAACTCCCTCCACTACAAGAACGGTGGGCCGCTGGCCGCCAGCTCGGTCACGAAGTGTTTCCAGGTCCTCGACCGCATGCTGGAGGACGCCCGGCGCGACCGGCGCATCCCGTTCAACCCGGCCGAGGGCGTGAAGCTCCCGACGATCGAGAAGAAGCACCCGGAGGACCGCCGGCCTCCGTCGTACGCACAGCTCTGGCTGATCCGGCAGAAGCTCCCGATGTACCTCCAGGCCCTGCTGATCGTCGCCCAGGAGACCGGTCTCCGATTCCAGGAGCTGGCCGGCCTGCGGTGGTGCCGTGTCGATCTGGAGAATCGGCGACTGCACGTACGGGAGGTTCTGGTCGAGCCGCGCGGCAAGATCAAGAGGAAGGCGTACCCGAAGTCGGACGCGGGCCTGCGCACCGTGCCGATCACCGGCCTGGCCGCGCGGGTGCTGCGGGAGCTGTGGGCGGACGAGGCCGCCGAGGGCACACCGAGTCTGGCTGTGTCGGAGCCGTCCGACGGGCTGTGCGAGGACGAGCTCGTCTTCCACGGGCGGAACGAGGTCAGGCGAGGAACGAAGAAGGCGACCGGGGAGGGCGAGCGGTATCGCGCGCCTCTGCGCCGGAACTCCGTCCGCCGACCGTGGACCACCGCGATCGAGGCGGCCGGCGTCGCGCGCAAGACGGTGCGCGAGGTGGCCGTCCAGAAGACCGACCCGGGCACCGGCCGGAAGCGGTCGGTGAAGGAGGAGAGGACGGACTGGTGGCCCGTGTTCTCGGACACCCGAGACGCCTTCGCCTCGCGGCTCCACGCGATCGGTGTTCCGGAGGTCATCGCTCAGGAGATCCTCGGGCACGAGCGCGGGGGCAAGGTGACGTGGATCTACACCCATGCCGCGGCCGACTACGCTGGTCAGGTGCTGGCCGCGCTGGAGGACGGGAAGCCCGGGGCGCGAACACCGGGGGCTGGCCGAGGCCGTCGTCTCAGGGTGGTGGCTGCGGCGTGAGGTACCCCGGGGCTACCCCAGAACTACCCCGGCGAGGCATTAAGCCGGGCGGGGGTCCAGGGGAGTTGGGTGGTGTAGATGGGTGTAGGCGAGCCGCTGACCTGCAAGCCAACTGACCTGCGGGGATCGGAACTTTCGGGCTGAACCCTGATAAGGATGAGGCCACAGGTTCAAATCCTGTTAGCCCCACAGAACGAAGACCCCCAGTCAGCAGTGACTGGGGGTCTTCGCGTTGGCGGAGTACGGCGGGGCTCAGGGGGCGGCGCGGGGCGGGGCTGTGCAGGACGACTGGGAGGACGACAGCGGTTACTACCAGGCGGTCGGCTGCGGCTGGGCGTCGGTGGTGGGCGCGCTGGGGTGCCTCTCCGTGGTGATCGCGCTGGCGGTCGCGGGGGCGTTGGGACTGGACGCGCTGCTGGAGCTGGCGCTGTTCCGAGCCGGCTGA